TGCTGGAGGATGAGGTTTCCAGGCCACCTTCCCGTAGGCTGCTCGTAGTCAGCGAAGCCTCGGCGCATCGCCTGGGAGTCGCCCTTACGTTGAGAGGTCCACAAGTCGTAGCCCCCACCGCGAGGCGCGGGGTTCTTGGCGTAGGCCCCGCCGTCGAGGCTGTCCTGGGTGGAGATCCTGGAGGCGTCGATGTTCAGGCCCCCACACCCATGCTTCAGGGTGTTGGAGGCGACGGTCCCGGACAGGGGTTTACGCAGAACGTGGACAACCTTCACCTCAACCCCCAGTGATCTGTTCTACAAGGGCTTGCTCATCAACCTTCCCGTCAATGGCGTCCCCAGCTTTCCGCGCTGCTTCAGGAGTCACGTCATGAGTGGTCACAAGCCTCCTGCAATCCCACACGATCCCAGAATAGAAGTCAGCGAAAGGTTCGTCGTCCCGTGACTTCAGGCATTGGAGCTTCAACAGCCCCTTCCCAGCGAGTTCTGTGTCAATCCAGCCTGCGGTTACGATGTCAGAGGACCGTTCCGCTTCGTTGGCATAGGACAGGTGGGTGAGGTTGTAGGCACCGCCATTCTTTTCTGCGTTCTTGTAGCCTTCACGGTTGATCTGGAACAGGGACACCACAGCAATCCCAGCGCCCCGGTTGAAGGACATAGCCAAACGCTTCAGATCACGAATCACCTCATTGAGATTCTCTGTGGTCGAGCGGTGCCTGTGCCTGGGGGACATCAGGCCCGCGTGATCCGCAATAATCATCGAGACTTGAGGATCTTTTGAGTGGATGAGTTCAGACTTCGACTTCAAATCAGTAACAGTGAAGTCTGACTTGTCGGGGTCAGCCACCTCAATATGGATGGAGCCGTAGTTGTTGGCGCGGTCATTGAAGTCTGGAACAACATGCTCCATCAGGAACTTTCGCTCTGGACGGTTGGGGTCCTTGCAGCCGTCAACCAGACCTTCCCGCTCTTCCTCGGACATCTTCTCCAGCACGTCGGGAGCGAGGGTGTCCAACTCCCCATCCCGGATCCGTTGGTAGGAGACGCACCTTCCAATCCCCAACTCCTTTCGTACCTCATGGAACTTGTCATGGGCCGAGTGAAGTGCGTACAGGATGCGGCGAACTTGTTGGTAGGGCATCTCCAGGGAGAAGAAAATGGAAGAGTGTCGGTAGTGGACGGCTTGGTTGTAGACCCAGTTGAGAGCGAGGGTGCTCTTGAGTCCCCCAGTGAAAGCAGCGTGAGTCCAGAGTTCTCCTCGTTTGGCCCCTTTCAAGGCTACATCCATCTGCTCCAAGCCTGTGAACTGCCCGATACCAGCGAGAGGGTCTGACTCAACCCTCTCGTACTCCTTGACGAAGGAATCCCCGTCGGCAGTGACCTCGCCCGAAAGGCGCACCCCGGTCGCAGGCATCACAACCTCATGGCCTCGGTCCAGGATGTACCGGATGGCACTGGCAGGACCACGGAGCAGCCGTTCCTCACGGCCTTCTTTGATAGTGATTCCCGTGTCTACAATCCGTGCTGCTTCGCGCAGAACCTCTGAAACGATTCGTACCCTGCGATCCTCTGCCCGAGCCTCCAGAATGCGGAGGAAGTCGCCTTGTGTGCGTGAGGGGACGACCGACAAGGCATCGAGCCGGTCCACCACCTCGACTTCGCGCACACTGGTGAAGTGGTTTCGTAGGGTAGTCGCGTCAGGAACGTGGTGGTACTGGTCCCGAAAATCCAGGACGTAGCTCCAGAGGGCGTTGTCTTCAGGGTTGTCGAACCCAAGCCCTGAATCACGGAGAGCCTGCATATTCCGCAGGAACAACTCCTTATCGTCGGTTGCCTCCGCGATGAACGTGGAGCGAAGCAGTGTCTTCACTTCTTACCTCCACGATTAGTCTTGCGGTTACCTGCTCCCATCGGTGGAGGTGCTACATGACCCGTCGCTGATTGGGTTGTGGTGGTATTGGAAGTCTTATTGGAGGTCTTATTGGCGGCCCTCTTTCCCGAGGCCAACACTTCTTGGTCCCACCCCTCCAAAGTACCGGCCACCGCATCCGACCAAAAAAGGTGGCCTGCTTTCAGATGGTGGTTCGGCTCATCCCAGATCCAGGTGGGCTTTCCAGCGTGGTGTCGAAGGTTGATGGCTTCAGCCAAAACCTCGGGGGAAGCCTCGTTGCGGGCCACCTTGACGCCCATTCGTATGATGAGCAGACCGGGAGGCATCACAAGGTCCGGGATGGAGAGGTAGGAGGTGGACACCATGTAGGCGTCAGGATCAATGATGTCCATTCCCTTGAGAGCTACGGAACCCAACCATGCGGTCACAATCTCTGCGTCGGACGTGACCTTGAACCCCCAAGTGGGGGGCATCCGAACCGCAACGTGTCGCATATGACGTTTGAAGGTCCGACTGTCGGCCCTCACCCTCAAGTTCTTCTTTTCGTACCCCAACAAGGGTGATTCGGGGATGATGGCCGCTTTCGACAGACCTTTCATCCCACGCTCCACGTTGGAGAGAATATCGCTGTGCAAGACGCAGACGCACCTGCGGTAAGAGGGTGGGTGGGGAGGCTTGGATTCAGCCCGTACAGTCCCGGTGCCCTCGCAGTGGGGGCAGTCCTCTCTCGCACTCATCCCTGTCTCCCGATAGCGTCCATAACCAATGCGTCGTAAAGGTCTTTCACGTCAGACCCTACCGAGTAGACCTTTCCAGTACCCTTTTCGCCCCTCAACCTTTCCCCAAGAACCGCCTCGATCAACCCCATCTTCTTGCGGAGGACCGCCTGCACCCGTTCATCCACTGTGTCGTTACAGATGAGGTGGAAGGCGTACACCCGGTCATGGTCGGAACCGATACGGATCATCCGGCCCAACACCTGGAGGTAGTCTCCAGCACTCCACGGAGTGTCGAAGAACACGAGAGCCTTGGCCGCCTGAAGGTTGATCGCATCGCCCCCAGCCATCGTGATGAAGATGACATTGGTATCCGAGTTGGGGTCTTGGAAGGCTTCCATCGCCGCCTTTCGCTCGTCCCCGTCTTCTTCCCCGGTCACCCGGACACACTTGGCACCGGCTTTTTCCAGAATGGGGATGGCGACGTCCACCATCTTCTTGAAGCGGGTGAAGACAATGACCTTCTCCCCTGCCAGTTCCCCTTCCTCCGACACCAGTGATTCCAGCGCGTCCATCTTCTCGGATGAGTAGCCCTCGAACCCGATGAGGTCAGGGTGGTTCACGATCTCCTGGCAGTAGATGAGAGCCGTGAGTTGTGTTGTCTCCCGGTCCTCCCCATCCCCATGCTCCAACAACCCATCCAGAGCTTCTTTGTACTTCTCTCGTTGGAACTTGGACATGCCGACATAAACATCCCTGGTTGTCAGGACCGGAAGCTCATGGGCAACCTGATGCTTGGGCCTTCCAAGGTAGTAGGGGTCAATCGCATCTCGGAAGCGGTGAACGTCTTGGTCCCGGTAGCCCACAATCACAGGGATTTGCCGACCGCGTGCCACCGTCTGCATCCGCAAGATGCAGTAGTTCTGCATGAAGGCGTTCTTGGACATTCGGAACAGGTCTGGAACCACCACACGGTAGATCCCGTACCCCTCCATAAGAGAGTTCTTGATGAGGGTGGCCGTCAAAGCCCATACCCGTTCTGCCTGCCCACTCAGGTACTGGCAAATCTTATGGACCCGTGTGGAGGCGTTTTTGTAGACCGTGGCCTCGTCGGTGACGAGGACATACCCCTCCCAATGCTGGATGCGGGCAAAGTCGTTACACGCGCTGCTGTACCCCTGAATGAGCACAGAAGGCCCTGTGGAAGCCTCCCAGTCGCTTTGAATCTTGACCCGCTTGGCGGGACTGCCCTGGGCCACAAAGACAGCGACATGCTGGGTAAAACGCTCGAACTCCGACTCCCATTGAGGAACGGAAGACTTCTTGGTGAGGATGAGAACCTTTTGGTCCGGGTTTTTCTCCCACAGATGGCACAAGGCAGCAATCGTCTCAACGGTCTTGCCAAGACCTGTATCGTCACCCACCACGAAGCGTTTCATAGCCAGTAGGTGGACTACCATTTGGGTCTGGTAGGAGCGCAACTCGAAAGGCACTACGCTCCCATCACGCTTGGTGATGGTGGAGGCCATATGAGAAGGTGCGGGGAGTTTCAGATCATCCTTTTCACGGATCTTCTTCAACTTCGCGTGAACGCTTTGCATCGAGGGGCCTCCATCTACAAGGGAATACCCTCAAATGCCCCTCTGGCACCCCCCCTATGCAGTCAACAAAGCCTTCATCGCCTGGGGCCTGTCCACGGGCAGGCGGTTGTAGTCCAAGCCCCGGATGAAATCAGCCTCAAAAAGCTCCTCCGCGTCCTCCTTGCTGCACTCCTCACCGTAGAGACAGGAGCAGGCTTTCTGGACTGCGGGGACGGCCTGCGCCTCCAGGCGAGCAAACACCCGAAGCAGAGGCTTTTGGAACTCTCTTGCGGAAGCCTTGGCCAGTTCCTTGAACACCTTGCCCATCGCCTTGGGGTCTTCCGGCATCAGGAATCCTCGGGTCCCTCCCTGCTGCCTGTCTCTGACCCGGACCTTTTTTCCAGCCATGTAAAACAACTCTGTCAGGAGACGTAGCTGCTTCCGTTCTTGGGGGGACAGTCCTGACGGCCACACTGATTCACGGGCAAACAGGTTGGCGATGACGTAGTTAGGGGCAACCCGGTACTCGTGTCCCAGTCGCATGATGAGAGGCCACACCTGCGACCCGAAAGGCTTCATGGCAGCGTTTAGCTTCTTGGACACGTCCTTGACGATGTTGAATATCTCATCGCCCTCCGCATACATACATGCTTGGTTCGGATCGTTGGTGTTTAGGGGTGGGGTGGCAACTCGATGCTGCATCACGGCTCCTCAATCATAAGGATGACCTTTCCAGGCCCATCACAAGACAAGGTGTAGCCCGTCTTGGTTCGCATGGATCGGACTGCACCTGAAGTGAAGGCTTGAGATCCTCCAGGAAGGATGACATGGCCCACCTTCGCGGATTTAGGGGAAGGTTTGGGTGCTTTCATCTTGGCGACTGCTTTGGCGATGTCTGCTGAAAGCATCCCGCCCAACCCCAGAGCACGCAAAGCGGAGAGGGTGCGCTCCCCAAGCTCCCCGTCCACAGGACCGCAGTTGATACCCAGACGGTGGAGGTGCGCTTGGATCAGGCGTTCCGTAGGTTGTCCCCCCTCCCACTTGCCCACAACTACTTGGGCCGCAGCACACGCTGAAGGCCATGCCCACTCGCCTCTTCCTTCCCCGTGTAGGGAATCTATGACATGGTTCCAAGGACCGAGGAAGTGGAAAACATGGTCATGCACACCAGGGACCGGGTATCGCTGCCAAGGCGTGAACCCCAACGGCACTGCCAACCCCCACAGGATTGCAAGCTCCAACTCCTTTCGAGTTCCTGCATCCCCGTCGAAGTCCGTCAGTGACACCTTCAACCCGACCTCTCGGCCAGCCATCCTCATCGAAAGGTGTGGGGGAAGCTCGGTAGGACCAACCTCTCCTTGCCAGTTCGCTTCTTGGGCCGGGGTTCCTGAATAGTGGACCTTCACCCCGCCGTGCTCAACAGCCGCCTTCTCCAGCTTCTGCATCGCCTTCTCTACGTCAGGCGTCACCAGAGTTGAACGGAATGGAACCAGCTTGTCGTGCTTCACGGGGGCCTCCAGCTATACGGTCGTCATAGAGGCTTTACCCATATCAGGGGGGTTCCCACTCTCCCCCCTCCCCGTAAAGAGGAGGAAGGAGACAGTAAAATGCCTACACCGACAACCATTGGACAAGCTACACGGGCCTACCATGCGGGACAGCCTTTCCTCATCCGTCTGGAGTACCGAGGATCTAACCACAAGAACGAGTGTGGATACTCTTCCAAGTGGTGGACCCTGGAGTATGACCCGAAGCGAGGGTCGATACACGAGGTCTACTGCAACTGGGGCGCTACCGGAACAACTGGACGAGCAAACCCGGTCGTGTACGACTTCGAGAAGGCGTCAAAGAAGTTTGACGAGAAGATGTACAAGAAGGGCTACACCTACTGCTCCTCTACTAATGGCGGTGCCTACAACCTCAAGAGCGCGGCTCCTGTGAAGGAGAAGCTGGCTTCCATGCCTTTCCCCTTCAACGCCATTCACTCCATCCATTCGCAGGGGGATGGTTATGTCGCGATGGACGAGAACGGTGCCCTTCTGATGTCTCTGCTGCCAAACGTGGCGCAAGAGCTTATCGGTATGAGCGAAGACCTCCGTACTCGCAGCCCTTGGGCTTGAGAGCCTACGGGCAGGGATCGTCGCTGGCAGGATCAATGTTCGGGTAGGGGGCAAGTTCAATGTTCGCGTCTTCAGCACCCTTGGTGTGACCGCTTACCATCGGATACCCCTCCAGCCGATAACGATCCGCAGCCGAGTAGCCCTTACCGTACCCGGTGGGGCTAATCTGCCCAGCCAAGAGATAGTCTGTGCCTTCCTCAAGAGGCCCGCGTCCGTAGATTGCTGTGGTAGCAACCACCATCTGAACCTCATCCCCATAAGAGGTAGTCTCATTAGTGGAGAAGGCTGTTTCCTTGTAGTTCCGAACCAGGAAGGCACGACCAACCAAAGCAGCACCCTTCAGGACAGGGGCATCTTCCGTGCTCCACCCTCCAAAACTCCACTCCACCGGCCCTCCGGGGAGCTTGTCGAGGTTGTATAGGGAGCCGCCGCCCCGGTACAAACGGAACTGCCTGACGCCCGCTGGAGCGTCATAAGAGTAGGCGAGGTACTGCTCAACGGCCCCGTCCACCATTCCAATAGAAGCGCCAGCTTCGCCCAGCAGTCTCCGATACTCCCCCTCTTGTCCGAGAGGTGACGTCACCGTGGGTGCGAAGTCAGAGACCGTTGCTTTGCTGTCGAAAGGCATCCCGACACGCAACGGGTCTTCCCCAACAAAGTCCGAGTCTTGGACCAGGATTCCAAGAGGCAGTCGTTCTGTCATTCCCGCTACGTTCACAGGTGTAGGACTACCGATGCTCGCCGCGCCGTTCATCGGGATGTCCGGTGCCCATAGAGTGAGCCGGTTCAGGTTCGTCAAGTTGTTGGGAACCGAGCCGAAACCACCTATTCCACCTCTCCAGCCCAGTATTCCGGGAGACGGCAGCCACTTATCAATCCGGCCACCGAGGACGGCGTGTTGCGAACCACCTGCGGTCCTGTCGGTGTTCAACTCCACCACAATATCCTGGCCCGCCGAACCCCCATCAAGGGACGTAAGCCATACTTTGTTGTCCCCCGTGTAAGTGGGCATCACCCGCAAGCCTCTAATCAGACGTTGGTTCTGGCTTCCACTGATCATCAGCGTATACAGGGCGAGTGCGGAGGCAGTGGCATCTGCACCAACAGTCAGGACGGCGCTTCCCCATTCATAGGTGACTGCCACCTCACCCCTTCGGATGGTGATCGTCTCGTTACCGTCGGCAGTTGAAAGCAAGCTGTTGGTGACGACGCTGTAGCCTACCCCACCCTGGTTCGCCCAAGAGGGTTGTCCTTCAGTGAAGGCGCGTGCAGCAACCTGATACTGGGGTGCCGTGGCCGATGCCGGGATCCGGCCTCCCGAATCATTCAGGTAGCCGACATCCGTGATGGTTCCCGGAAAAACAGAACCCCCGATTTTTCCGGTTCCCAGCGTAGTGTAAAAGTCACACGCGGCAAGGATTTCCAGAGAGCGTGGGTTGGGCTTCTCGGGGATCTGGGTGTACCCGTGAGCATTGTCATACTGTTGGATAGCTGCGTGGATTTCGTAGGCATTAGCCACCGAAACCTGCCCGTACCGGGTCGAGTAGTCAGTAAGTCCAGGACTCCGAACAGAGAGGCCCTTGGTCATGTAGGGGTCGCCCTGGTACACAGACCTTCGATACGCGATGTAGGTCTGTGTGTCGTTTGGAGCGGCTGCGGGGATCACCATCTCACAGTCAGTCAAGTTCCCAAGCGCCGTGGGGTCGTTTCCTTCACCGTTGTGGATACGCACAGCAACATAGTTGTTGTCGTCAATGAACCCGGTGCCGAACCCAAAGCAGGTGAACTGAACAAGGAAGTCGAAATCATCCCAGTCTTCACCGTCCGTGTAGTGGGCAGACCGGCGAATATCGATCACGTCTTCTGGGATCATGTAGGTATGAGAGCCAGAATCACCGGTAACATCTTCACCGCCGCTGCGGTTGATGTAGAGGGTCTGCTTGTCTGCACCTGTCCGAAGCAGGTTGGGGATATGGCCTGTCACTGGGGTTACCCGGTCAGCCTCCCATGCCCCAATACCATCCCAGTCCCGCATGTCGTAAACGCCGTAAACACGGGCGATGCCGAGGTATGGGGGAAGCTCAACACCCCGGAGTCCTCGGGGAGTGTCCGTCGAGATGACGTTTACATCCTCTCGGCAGCGACCCTGGTAGCAAGTGCCAGCGCCACCGGAGATGGCTCCGTACTGGCCGTACTCCAAGCCTGTAGTAGCCGGATCTCCAGTCTGACAGTACATGAATCCAACGCCTGCGACCCCGCCGTTGTCCGTGCCACCGATGACATTGAATACCTGGGAGGAGTCAGAGGTGTTGTCGTGGAAGAGGTGGTTCACACCTTCCAAAAAGGAACCCGTCCCGGCACCGCTTGTGTCTTGGTAGAAGGGGATGTCCTGACGACCAAAGCGAGGCATGTACTGCGGAGGCAAGGAATATCCCCAAGTACGGGACCCCTGAAAGAGACCTGCGCCGTCAATGCTTGATCCCGCCCCTGGCCCGAGGGCGTAGGTTGCCGGGTACAAGGCCGTGCTTGCGCTCAAATCATAGAGGGGGAGGGTCATGCCCTTGTGCTGGAAGGGACGGAAAAGAACCGTCTTCGACCCAGGATCAACGAATAGCTCTGATTCACGGGACTCTTGTGAGAGGTGGATCCTTCCACCGCCGTAAGATTCCGCGTAGGGGGCGCTCATGCCCTTGCTGTCCAACCGATTCCAGGTCTGGAGCAACTCGGTCGGGTAGTAGGATTCCGCTACCGAAACGACGCCCGCCTCCGAATAGAACACAGGGTCAATCGAGGTGGGTGCCTGCCGAAGCAGGCTGGATCCAGGCTGGATCACGGCAAAGGCATCAATGCCCTCGTTTGCAACCCGCGCTGTGCCACCCCGACCGGGGGAGTAGGAAAGCGTGAGGCTAACGAGGAAATCCCCACTGATGGGCTGGGCAATGGGGTTGGCCCCCAGATTTGACGAGTTCCAGGGGTTCGCTTGGCCTGCGAAATCCCCGTCAATATCAGTGAATACAATGCAAGCCGCAGCCTGCCCTGTAACCGCGCCTGTACCGTCCTCCGCGCTTGTCATCCAAGAGCGTGCTTCAGCGGACACGTTGTTTTCCGCAATCATGGCTGGGGGAAAGGTCCCTTCCACCTTCGCCACCACCATCCGATCACTGGCCGACGCCAAGAAGGGAGTGTATGCCGCAGTCTGGCCCGCCCCGAGCACTCGCCAGCACCCGTTGTTAGATGCGTTGGAGCACCCGGTCACCACCAAAAATACCTCGGTACTTATTCCCGAACGGTCTTGCCCGTTATTGGTCAGCAACCCAAAGAGGGTGTTCTTGCCGTGGTAGAGAGGATGGGTGAGGAGGGCGGGGTCGTTACGGAAAGCCCCCGCAGTGTTCTTGGAGTACCAGTCTCCAGCGAGATCGAAATCCAGTCCGGTAAAGACGATTTCATCGTAGCCTCCGACAGAGGTGCCTGGGGACAAGTCAGCCGTCGTTACCTGAAGCTCCAGGTCAAGGAGTCCCCCCAAGAAAATAAAAGGGTACTGGAAATCAGTGATGGACAGAGGGTACTGCGGCCCAGGCTTCAGTGTGGCACTCTCCCCCGGAGTAGGGGTGGCCGTCGCCTGCTGGTCCAGGTACTGCACCGTCACAGGGGCCTGCAACCCTTCCTTGCCCCTCATTGAAGGCGGTCGGCCCTGAAGCAACGCCATCTCCCTGGGGTTCACGAACCGCACAGCCCGTTCTGTTCCTGCACGCATCGAACCCCGCGCACCACTGGTGCCGTCGTTGCCTCCGATAAACAAGAAGATGGAGTCGCCGTTGCTGATGCCAGCGGCATCGGTTTGTTGCCCAGAAGCCGAGAAATCAGCGGCAACGTCCCACGCATGAGAGCTTGCCCAAGAGGTAACGGGGGCAGCGCCGCCCTGGTCCGCAAGGAGAAGCGTCACGTCTGCCTGCATAACTGCTGCGTCCGAGAAGCCGGTCCTGATACCATCAGGCCCGTCCAGAGCAACGGTCTGTGCTGGAACCGTGGAGGAGCCATCGTTCCAAAGGGTGTCCACCTCAACGACCACGGTGCCTTCGTCATCATTGACTGCACCCTGCTTCCAGGTCGAATGAAGCTCACCCTGAAGCAGCTTGCTCAAGTTGTGGGCGAGAAGCTGGTCGTAGTCCCATTCCGAAGGGGTAACGCCTCGGCGCATGTCCAGGATGTCGGCATTGATGATCTGATCCGAGAAAAGACCATCGGGGCGGGAGTTGAAGAAGGTAAGAGGAGTGCCAGCCAGATGAACGGTGTCCTGCGTTCCCCAGCGACCCCGGCCTTGGTCAGTCGTTCCCGAAGACCCGTTGTTGATTGTCATGGTGCCGGTTGCTACATCCATCGTCGTGACATGGACGATTTCATCGCCAAGTTTCACGAAGACATGGTCCCAGGAGAGGTCGGAGTTGTCCCACCCCGAACCGGCCAGCCCTGTAAGAGCCACTGATCCAGTAACCCCAGCGGCGAGGCTGTCTGTAAGGGAGACCTGGGTAAAGGTCTTCTCTGCTTCAGCAGCCTCCGTCAGCGAAACCGAGAAGGGGTTCCGGTTGAGAGCACCGTTCTGGTTTGCGGCAGTAGACCCATTGAGGGCAGCCACGAAGTTATCGCTGTTCCTGCGGAATACCGAACAGATGGGGATGGCATAGCTGTACCCATCTACTGTTTTGAGGTCATTGGTCGGGTCGCCGTTCCCTGCACGCCACAGTCCAGGATCCCCAAGCGCATCACGCATGTTGGTCCAACCCAGCCCCGTCACGGGAGTGGTTGCTGCGCCCTGCGCGAGCACGTTGGTGTCATCAAGACCGTCAGGCCAAGTAGCAAGATCAATGCTTTGTCCTGCACCGTCACCGCTACCGAAAACCCTGATTCGGTACTGAACCTGGAGCCTTTCAGTAGTCTCGAACCCAATCGTCGGATCTTCGATGTCATCGGGTTCGTTGGTTCCACCGAACATGGTGTTCCCGTACTTCCAGATGAAGGCTGCGCTGGGCTTGTTCTCTGTCGAGGGGTTGGGGGCCACCTGGGCCAACCACACCTCAAGAAAAACGAAGTCGATGCGGGTATCGGAGGCCGGGGGCGGCCACAAGTTGAGCTTGTTGCTGGGGTGAGCATCCGTATTGGAAGTCCCGGTAACGGGGATGACCCATCCGTTCACGTTCGCCCAGAGGATCGGGGACGTTTCGCTGGGTGCTTCGTTGCCAAACAACAGCCAGTTCGACCAATCAGGGTCAGTGACGTAGTCAGCAGACGCCCTCACAGGGTCCAAAAGCCACCCGGAGTGCATCTTTGCCCGGTTCTCGGTGGCGGCTCTTTCCCAGTCCACCTGGGCCATCAAGTTGAGTTCTGAATCAAGGGGCGGCTTGCTCGCCTGCCACACAACCACCTGAAACTGACGATTAGACGCCGAGAGCGTGCGGCTTACGCCATTTCCGAAGTCCTGTGCCATGTTCGTACATTCTCCGATGAAAGCAAGGTGGGGTCACGCCCTACCCTACCCCCGCGAACGATATAGAAAGGCGACCGGGCATCACTGATTAGATAGCGCCCGAAGTTTTACCTTGGCCTTGGCCTTGGCTTTTTCTGAAGCAGAGGGGTTGCGAAGGATGGCGCTGAAGTATTTTTGCCTTCCCGCCGCCCACTTGGATGACTGCTCCCGGTTCAAATCCTTGGCCCTGATGATATGGCGAGGTTCGTCACTCATGGCTTACCCGCTTACCCAGGAATCCACGAAGAGGACGCAGAACCCTAAAAGGACATACTCATTTCTGGGGTGGTTGTTGAGAAAGCACACCCGAAGGTTTGCTCCCAGGTTTACAAGATCCGTAGGCTCCAAGTATCCGGCCTGATACCAAGTAGCCCCGTCATCGTTACTCAAATAGGCATCCACCAAGGCTTCAGCAGGAGTAACGTGTCGAAGAAACCGATAACCGGGCTGATTCCCAAGGTTGACGGTGGAGGATCCGTAGCCTCGGGCTACATCCTCCTGTCGCGCAACTTCAGCTACCGCGTACCACACCATTCCCTCATCAGTTCCTGCGGGGTCGGTTGTCACGGCTGAAATGTCGATGGTGTCTGTGACGAGAAGCCCCTTACGGCCTCCAGCAGCACTGTTCCTCTTGAGGAGGGTCACACACCCAGGTGCGTTCCCGCTGGGCGCTCCTACGCCTCTCCCCACCATGCAACGAGGGCCTGATGCCCCAGCCACAGCCGGAACGGGAGCGCCTGGAGCCAAGTCCAAGGCTACGATGTCAGCCGCTTCAATCAAGAAGTTGTAGTGGATGAACTCATACATCGGATACCGAACCAGCAACTCTTGTGCAGAAAGCCCAGAAAGACCGGCCCCTTGCGGGAGGATCTGGGAGCTTTCAGTGATGCTGACGGCGGCACCGTCTGGAATAGGAAACGGATAATGGCCGCTCATGTTCGTGTACTCCCCTTGGGGAGTAGCACTCGCTCTCACGATCCGATTGGTCGCCAAATCTACAATAGCCCTCATTGGTTACCCTTCTTGATGAAGACCTTGGGCGACAACTCTTTCGTGCGGAGAGGAGCCTTCAAGTCGGTTGCAATAGTCTTGGTTGCGACAGCGGTTACCACCCCTTTCGAGTTGAAGGTAAGCCCCTCTACCGTTGTGGGGACAGCTTGTTCCTCCTTGGCCGCCTTGCGGATCTTGTCGGTCGCCGCCTTACGGTTGTACTTTCCGTTGTTGATGTAGGTGAGGTGGCCGTAAAGCTCGGGCAACGGGATGTTCTGTGCATGGCCGTCTGCTGTGTAAAGCAAGACGTCCATCTTGGCCTCGTCTGCCGCGCTCGGGTTCTTCAACTGATCCGGGGTGATGAAAGCCCTGGCACCAGAACCCGCCAACCCTCTGTAAGAGGCTGTGAGATTCGTATAGTTGCTCGCAAGGCGTCCAAGATGCTGGGGAAGCAACGCATCAATGCGGTTTTTGTTGCCCACAATGCAGAACCCAAAAGGGCACTTGAGAAAGACGAGTTCCATCAAGAGCTTGTCTTCTCTCTCGTCGCTATCCCATAGAGCATGGCGGCACGAAACCACAAAGTCCCAGTTTTCCTCGGTTCCCTTGAGGAACTCCCAGGTGTTGCCGACCTGAAACACGGGGGAGTTGTTGAACCCCATGCCCCCGGCAAGTGCTTGGGCGCTCTGCACCTGGGGAATGGCAATGTCGATGCCGCAGTAGGTGATGTCTGGACGAACAGCCGCGATTCGCGAGGCCAGCAACCCTGACCCGCACCCAAGCTCCAAAACCCTGGTAGCTCCCGCAGGAATCTGGGCGGCGATCTCATCGAAGACCGTCGTGATTTCCCCTTCGGACCACCACCCTGAATCAGTTTTCGGCATCCAACCGTTGCGGACCATGTAGTTGGCAGGCTCTTTGAGGGCAGCCGAGGAAGACGCCGCAAGGGCGTCCACGATTCTTACGCGGCGTGAAAGTTCAGACATGGGAAACCTCTACTTGCATCATCCGTTCACGTTACCGATGTTCTTGTTGGTGGCATGGCTCCAAGTCAAACCACCATCGAAGTTGTCAGTGGAGGCTGCCATGTCGGTATTGAGGTTGCTGTTGATGACAGACGCCGTGAAGTTGGTGTTGAACATGTCTGTCACAACCGCACGGGTTGCCTGATAGTTGACGCAGGAGTTCCCTGTGATGTTCCAGAACTTGAGTTCCCCTGGCTCCAGAGAAGAAGCAAGCACCAAGCCGTTCCGACCTGCATCCTTGCTCTGGTTGCGAAGACTATTATCAGCGATGGTAAACACGTTCATCGCAGTGGGGCCGAACATCCCCTCAATGACAAGATCCCCGACGGCACTGATGTCACCACTTCCCGTAGTGGCCGTATTCCCAGCCGTGCTCTCGATACTGTTGCCGATGAACTGAAACTCTCGTACCGCCGTAGTAGCAAGGCCGGGGCCGACAGCGATGCCCCACTGACCATGACCTCGAACACGGTTATTGTTGAAGCCCCACTGAGTCACCTGACCAAGACACACCGCATAAATGCCGACTGTTCCTTGGGCGGTGTCAGGCAGCGGGTTGAGGAAAAGGATCTGGTTACGGCTCACGTCCCAGAAGTTGCATAGGAAGTTGTCACCACCCCCTCCTGTAACCAAGTCCACCCCCGTGAAATCATTAGTGGGTTCGTGGGTGATCTGGTTGTCACAGACGGAGAAGTTCCTGAAAATCTGATTCCCGGCCTCCCAGGCAATACCCTTCACCCCTCGATACTGTACGTTGTGAATGGCGTTTCCATCCACCTTCAACCCCACCCAGTCCACCATGTAGTCCTGAAGAAAGCCTCGGTTCCCCAACCGGATGCCATGCTCGGTGTCGATGATGGAGTTCGTGCAGACGCTTACATTGGTGAAGTAAGCACCCCCGCTGCTGTTGTCGTGCTGGATATGGACGCCGCCAATGCTTTGGTTTTCAACGGTGTTTCCTTGGATAAGGTTCCCGTCTACCTTGCAGCCTTCCAACACGTTGAGGGCGTCTGCAACGAAGTTGATCTGACCGTTATCGCTGATACTCACCTTCACAGTAGCATTGGTGCTGATGTTGTTGTCGCAGAGCGATGCGTTGTACATCGCTCCATACGCATCAACGCGGATTCCTTCATAGGTGTTCTGTCTGACGCTGTTGCCGTCAATGTTGACCAGCGTGCTGGTATCCGGTGTGAGCAGCCGGATACCGTAACCGAGAGACTGACCCTCCACCTTGTTGATCTGATTCCCCACAACACTGATCTGCGAGATTTGGGACCATGCGTCCAAGTTCAACACAATCCCAGGCGCGTCGAAGTCGTTACCTCCAACCTGAACCAAGTTGTTGGCGACCCGGACATTCTTGAGAAGGTCCAGTGTCCCGCTTGACCCGCTGATCTTGAGTCCACTACAGCTACCGGACCCTCTCGTCCCGCACCGGAGAATGGTGTTTTCAGAGATGTTCCACCCCTGGTCCTTTCCGGCAGTGCCGCCCTCGGACCCAACCCACAACTCGATACCGGCCTGCCCAGCACCCGTGATGGTGTTGCCTGTCATGTTCAGGTTCTTCCAGGAGTTGCCCTGGGTATGCTTGAGGTAAATCCCAACAGGGAAGTATTGGGCTGCGGCATCCCCCTCACCCAGTTCCGTTAGGGTGTTGTCGGAAATCGTTACGCCGTTCCCTCCAATATCCAAGTAAATCCCGTGACACCCCCTCACCAACTCGTTCCCACGAATGTTGTTGTTAGAGATAGAAGCCCCTTGAAGGCTCGTCAGGTACTGGCCGCCGCTGGTCGTGCCGATAATCGTGATTGCCAGGAAGGGGTTGACGTTGAACAAGCTGCCTGGGTTGACGTCCCCGACACTGCTGATGATGTTGCCGTCCACTTTGAGGTTCTTCACAACCTGGACGTTCCCGGTCACACCGTTAGTGAAGTTGCAGTAGATGGCGTGTACGTCATTGATGGGGCGAATCTCGTTGTTCGAGATTGAAACCCCATCGACATCACCCGCGACACCGTTGAAGTCCACGTCAAAGCTGATTTCGCCGTTCTGGCAGTCGTTGTTTTCAATGACAATGTCTTCGATGTCGATGCCGCCGCTCGCAGCCGCCTTATGCTCAATCTCAATCTCAATCGCGTGGCCGTTGTCGTCGGTGACGTTGTAGGTCGAGATGAGGCGGTTCCGACAGATCGACCAGTTAGAGATCGGGTTTGTGTTGGTTTCGTGCCGAAGGCTGAAGGTTCCACCGTCACCCACGCCGCCCCCGCCAGGGGAAGCCGACCTGCCTCCGAAAGCAGTGTTGTCCTCGATGGTGAGCCTATCGACTGCCACCCCTCGCGTCGTGGCTTGGATCGGCCAGAAGCCTGACGGAATATACGGGAGGTTCCCGCCTCGAAACATCCAAAGGCGGTTGTTTACGATAGAAATGTCTTGGGCGTCGAGAGCGATCCAAGTAGCTGGGGTAGCGCCGAGGTTTTGCTGGGTCCAGTAGATGCCCCAAGTGTTCGTCGCAATATCGTTGCCCGCGATAGCGATGTTCTGCATTTTGCTTTCGGGGTACGTCAGGAGGATGCCGGTGTGCAGCCACAACGGTTGTGAGAGGTCTCCGTTGTCCCCACCGATTCGGTTGTCCTTGATCTGCACGCCTGTCAGAATGGGTCGATCCGACCCGGCAACAGCCGCCTGAAGATGGACCCCCACGCCTCCCTGGTTTGCCAGGACACCCGTAACTTCCGGGATGATGTTGTTGCAGATCGACACTTCTCGCATGGTTGTGTCACCCGTGGGGTGCATCCAAATCCCGTGGTTGTAAGCCTTGTCGAGAATGTTCCCGTCAATCTTGACGCCTCGAACATTTGCTTCTTCAGCCACTGCCACGCAGATTCCTGCCGTATCGGCAACCCCAGTAGTTTCTGCCATGCGGTTTACGGTGTTCCCGCTGATGCTCAAAAGCTGCATACTGAGGGCGTCAACTCCGAGGTAGTCCGTGGATTCTGCGAAAATGCCGAAACCTTCCACCGTGTTGATCTGGTTGCCGGTAACGACGGTGTCTCGGAGCGCGGCCATGTTCGTGGCCGAGTTCGTGGTCCACGCCCGGAGGTAGATGCCGGTGCTGGCAATCCCACTATGGGCATAAGACATAAGGTGGCTGATGGTGTTGTTTGCCACCCGCACTTCTTGAAGGTTGTGATTATAGGTGTCGTCCGAGTTTATACATAGGACTTCAATACCCCTGATTCGGCACACGTCACCGGGCACAGCGACCGTCACGGGGTCGTTATCAATGATGTTGTCGGAGATGTTGTACCCCCGCCACTCATAGGTCGATGCTCCAGCCCCGGCCCCGGCCTGGGTGATAAGGACCCTGATGCCTACGCTGACACCGGCAGCCTTCGAGTACATCTTGTTGATCTGGTTGCCTGTGATGTTCAACTGCTGCGAGTTGAGGGCGCAGACCCCGATTGTGCCCTCATCGCTCCCCGTTATCCCAACCACACCGCTCAAGGACCGTTGAATACCCATCTCACGAATACTGTTGTTCGACACCACCACCTGCTTGGCGTTGAGGATGCCGATGCCCATAGACGCTTGATCAGTAAGCGGGACGGTGAAGGCAGGTGTCCAGATGGCACCGCCGCAACATTCGATGGTGTTGCCGGTGATGACATAGTTCTCTGGGGATCCATTGGAGGAGAAGGGCGATGACCCTTCCACCAGGATGCCGTGAGCACAGGAACTGATGTTGTTCCCGGCGATATTCACTTGCTGGGCTACCAGGGAACCACCAAGGGACTTTCCACAGAGGATTCCTACTGCGGGACTCTCTCCGGGGGCCGCACTGCTGATGAACCCGTTGATGGTGTTGTCGCGGATTCCAACCTGAAGGTAGTAGCCTCCAACACGGATAGCGGCGTTCATCATGCCCAGGAGTTGGTTTTCATTGATGTCGAATATCCCGGAGCGGTTGTCGCTCCCTGTCTCGACAAGCACGCCGTATGCCCCGCCTGTGTTACCCGCGAGGGCGAGCGCACCACCCATATGGAAACTGTTCCGAGAGACCTTCAGGCGAGTGTATTCGCCGTAAAGGATGACACCGCCCATAGCCGGAACGCCCGTGGCAAGATTCCCGGCGTTGTCGGTGATAGCCACGTCTTTCGCGGCAAGGCTCCCTGTGTGCATCACAAGGAATCCAGGGCACTCCTCAATGGTGTTCCCGGATACCACCAGCCCTTCAACACTGCTCCCGAAGTAAATGCCGCCCCCCGAACCTGCCGTCAGAGGAGCGTGGACAGTCGTATTGGACCAGTTGGAGAAGCTGTTGCCGGTGATATTCACACTCGAAGCAGCGTGCGACCCCGCGAAGGGAACGTAGGCAATAGCCCAGCCGTCTGCGGGTGAGGCGTGTGCCGTGTCCAGTGTGCCGTGTCGCTGGATGACGTTGCCCGAGATGAAATGCTCCCGCAAGGGAGCCGAGTTCAAGGAGGTGTCAAAGAGGACTCCTGAACCGGCAGTCGAGTCCGAAATAATGACGTTGTTATTGATATGAACCCTGTCGGATGCGGAAGTTCCTGCCGGGTTCCAGAAACGGATCCCGTAGTCACCGTTTTCATTGATGTCGATGTGGTTGTCTTGGATCCAGACTTCTTCACAAGCACCAAGGTCGAAGCCTCGGCTTGCCTTGATGTTGTTGTTCTCGAACCAAAGGTCGGCAGCGACACCGACCCCCGGCGAGAACTGGACACCAGTGGATGCTGCGGCTGTCGGCAGGGCCACCACGGTACAGCCTCGAACCCGTCCACTGTTTACATCTTGTCCCGCGATCCCGGTGGTGAGGTAGTTGGAAAAAACGCAATCCTCAATCAGAAGGTTGGGGTAGCCGCCGCCGCTGGAAAGCAGGTTTACGGGAGTCCCCCACCCGTCCGCGCCGTCGGCGGTAAAGCGGACCCGAGAAATCTTGATGTTCTCTTGCTTTGTGGTCGAGTTGCTGAAGATGGCAGAGTTGTTCGCAGCGTTTGAGGAAAGGATCTCCAGATCCTTGAACTCGACGTTGTCCTGATCCGTGATGTCGAACAACACAGTCGAGGAGGATCCCGGCGCATGTCGAATGACGGCCTCTCCGTCCCCCTCGAAGACAACATGGTGGCGAGGGACCGTGAGGGTGTTGTAGATGACGTGGCGACCTCGAATGAGGATCCGGGTCTTTGTCTCCTGATCCGCGAGGCCGTTGTTGTGATAATACTCCATCCAGAACAGGGCAGCGTCGAGAGTAACGAAGCACGATTCGGACCAGCTTTGGACGTTCTCCCCTTCCCTGCTGGAATACGCCAGCTTCCGGTCCAGGTCAGCCACGAAGAACCGGGCATCCTGGTAGGTATCAACAGTCGCTCCGGTTGTTGATACCTTGGCAAGCATGACGTGCTCAACACCGCCCGCATCAATAGGGGGTGGTGGAGCCAGCTTCGACACCATCTGCTCGTAAGTCGCGCTCGAACTGTCACAATCAACGTAGATGTAGCTGATCTGGTTAGCAGGAAGGGTGATGGTCGCGCCGCCCAACTCGATGACGTGGGCGTTGATAAGAACTGTGGTGGGATCAACCAGCGTGAGAGTGAGATTCGGTCCAGGAAGAGTAGGGTTGTAGGGGGTGCCGCCAGCCAGGGCGAGTTCTTGGAAGAACCCTCCAGCCACCATTCCGTTCATGCGGCCTGCACCAGCACCAGCACAGATTTCCTGTAGAGCGCCCTCAACCTCGTCGGAGGTGTAGCAGTGGCCTGCGTCGTCAATACCGATGGTCACAGCCATATGGGCACGGCTGGGGTCCACGACGTGAACGCGAAGCGGGTCTACATCCCGTTCCGGGTAACGAAGAGAGTTGTCCTCGACGGTCCCCTCGGGAGCCAGACCAGCGCCAACGCCGATAGTACCTGGGTCTACTCTACGGGGCATCTCTTTACTCCGAGGCCAAAATGGTCATGCCCTGTGTGCGGTAAACGCCAACACAGGTGCGGTTGTCTGTTTCGGTGAAACGAATGGTGTTGTTCTCATCAAGCACGGCGTATCGAGTAACAACCAAGAGAAGGACTTCGTTCTCCCTCCACATGGTGGCTCCTGGAACGCCGTCCAAACCACTCTTCACCCGTGCCAGGAAGGGGAAGCTCACTTTGTGGGTAGAAACCCCGGACAAAGGCTGGGTCATCGCCGTTGGACGGTAAGAGCCGGTATCCGACACCTTGTAGTGGGACCGGAACTCGGTATCCATGTCAGGCATCCTGAAAGTGAACTCCTGCGTTCCGTCAACGGCCACCATTTGATGCAGGTTCAAAAGGCCCACGTCGGCATCGAAGTCCATCACTGAAATATCGGCAGTTGCCTGAAGCACCCATTCACCGGGGAAGTCCGCTGCGGGGGTGTCGTTGTTTACCGGAATCTGATCCGAGGGGTTCAGGTAAGGGAATGGAACATCCACGGAACCCACTGAAACGGTGTTGGTCCAAAGGTCACGGGACATCACCAAAGGTTCAACCGTGATGTCTTCAGGGAGGCTTGTGAGGCCCGCCTTACTGCCTGCCGTCTGTTCGGCCATTGTTCGGTAGTACACGGCAAGCTGGTATCCGTAAGCGGCACCAGAGTTGGGAAGGGGGTCTTGGGGGAACCAGCTAACTTGGCAGAGCGTGGAACCGGCATTGGTGAACGGAACCGAAGGAGCAGGTCCCGTGGTGTCCAACACGACCCTGCGTAGCGAGGAACCATAAGTAGTGTTGCCGTTGTCCGGGTTGCAAGGGGTCCCTGCGATCAAATCACTGACGGTTACCTCCGTGTTCTTTGACCCGTACATGCGCCGAGGAACGTAGACTGTAGCGGGGTCAGCAGACACCAAGACATCTGTGTAGGCGCTCGCTGCTGCTCCGTTATTGCAAGCATATTCCCAGTTCACTTCGCGGTGAGAGGGACGGAACAACGGAGGCAGTTGTTCCTGCCAGTCTGGAGGCCGTTCCGTGACGGGTCCGGTCTCGATGGCGGGTCCGTATTCGTAGACGCCAACCGAGGTAGGTGCGTCTGGAATCACGGAATCATCGTTGATGTCCAACCACGGGGTGTCTGAAGTTCCAACCCCCACAGGATACGCCACCTCAAGCTCTACAAAGATACGTCGAGGACTCCCGTCATCAGTAGCCGAGCCAAGGTTTGCTACCATCTGTACATGGGCCGGGTCCCGTGCCGGGTTCCCCCCGCCATCAGCAGAAGTAGGGTTGGGGTCCAGGGTGATCTGGATGTAGTCCGTCCCAAGACCCGTGACCGTCTTGATCTGGACCTCCTGGCTTGTGGCTGCGCTCGATAGTCCGTCATCGTGCCTAATGGTCTTGATTCCGGTGATCATCGTCCCGGAGGGGAAGAAGTTGGAGACATGGCCTCCTGTACCGCCGTGGTAAGTGGCGGTGGCTTCATCCCAGGTCCCATCCCCAGTGGCGTTCAGGTCACCCAAGTCAATATGGATGACATCGTTCTCGCCCCAGCCATTGGGCTGGCTTACTGCGTCTGCTTTGACCACAAAGTGGCCCGGTTGGGTGATCGTCGTGAACGTGGGAGATACCGGAATCACGCGGTATTCAACCACCGGCTGGTCCGCGAATCTTCGACCGACATGGTCGAAGTTGGCGATGAAGTTTCCTCGGTTCGTGTCGCCTGATTCAGTGGGATGGCCTCCCTCTGCGTCGGAACGACCAACCTCGTTGCAGACCATGTATTTCCAGCTAACGTCGCCGGAACCCCCGCCCATCGCGCCTGACTTGTCGCCTGAATCAATCGCCCAAGTGCCCAAGCTGTTGTCGAGGAGCCGGTTCATCTGGCGCTCAAGTTCAGCTTTGAGGTCCAGGCCAGCCGGGTAGGTGTTCTTCCTCAAATCAAGGAAGTCGGTGTAGACAATGACATCATGAAAGAAGCCATCGGGACGATCTGACTCGTCAGCTTCGATGGTTCCAATCACAGGGTTTACAAAGACTGGGTGGGTGTACGGTAGAGCGCCGTTGGTGTTGTCCAGAGGATCAAACCCGACCATCCCGAGGGCTGCGCCGTCGTAGGCGTCGTTTCGCCTGAACACGAATCCAATAGGGATGGCGTATACATAGCCGTCCACAGTGCCCAGATCAGCCGCAGCGGTGCTGCTTCCGTCACCTGCTACCCAAAGGCCAGGGTCGCGGATGTCGTAGGCCACCGCGCTGCTGTTATCGATCACCGAAGTCATGTCGGCTTTCACGAACGGGTAGAGGGCTACACCTGCTGCTTGTGTCCCTTGAGCGAGCACGTTGGGGTTAGAGAAACCGTCCTGCTGCGTCTTGAAGTTGATAGCATCCGACACCCCGGAAGCCCTGATGCGGTACTGCCACTGAACCCTCGCGGCGGTTTCTGTCCCGATAGTAGGGTCAGCAATCCGGTCAGCGAGGTTCGTGGATACAGGAGATTGGACGTTTCCGTGTCGATACAGGCTGGCCTGTGTGGGCTTGTTGGGGGTGTCCGCACCTCCCGCAAAAGTGGTCGGGCCTGCAAAGCCGTTTACGGTCATGCAACCGGCATTTGTGAGGACGAGGCTCAGGGTGACAGCATTTCCGGCTGCTCCTGCCAAAGCATCCACCACTCGAAGGTCTACCTCTGCGGGATTAGAAACATCGACCTGTGCCGTGCAAGTACCCGCAAAGCCGTTTACCGGGTCCAGGATGGCGTCTCGCATGTTGGCGGCGGCGTCGTTGGCGTTGGCACCCAGATTGAACTCATTGAGTCCTGGAGCGCCTGCTGTTGCCGTAAGGGCCAAACCGTTGATGACCACCTGATCACCGGCAACCATGTCGGCCCAGGTCACAACCTCAACGGTCGCAGAGGCACGAGGGGAATGGGAGACAAGGCATCGCCAGACCTCAAGGAATACAAAATCGGTGCGCTTGATGCTGGGGCCTGTGCCGTCGTAGACGGTGGCCGCGCTCAAATCAATGCGGTTTTGGTCAGGAAGTGCAGTGTTTGCGTACTCCACCACAATGGGAGCACCGGCTACCAGAGCCGTTCTCTTGCCCATCCAAAGCGAGTTCGCGTGGAAGTTAGGGTTGGAGGTGGGAAGGAATCCCATGCCTTCCTGGAAGGTAGGCGCGACTGGCCCCCGCAACCACCCAGACGGGACAGTGCGCTGTTGTACCAAAGACCGCAGTTGGCGGCCCACTTCTTGGGATAGGTTCAGTTCAGCATCGAGGACAGGCTTACCAGATTGGTAGACCGCCTCATCCCACGAATGCTCCCCAGGAGGGAGGTATCGTGAAACTGAAGTACCTGTGAAGTATTTATCTCTAATGGCCATCCGGGTTTCCCGCTCCGACGAGGGAGTACCTTACCTACGGCATCGAGGCATATAGCCGGGACACCGAAACGTATTCCTAATCATTTTCGCACCGCCGACCCCGGCGAGATGCGTGTGTAAGAGGCACTTCTTCGCGTGCCTCGGCTTCCTGGCGCTGCTTTCGCAGCAAAAGTCTTTGGCAAACTCTTCGAGGATGTCGGCTTTTTCATGGTCGCATGACCAGCCGGTTTCTTCGAGGCTGTTTTCTTGCGGCACCCGCATCCCATAGAGCCACCTCCGCTTCACAGTCTCGATAGGCATGGAACCGAAGATGGGGGGTTCCCAGGTTGAGGAGTTATCGTAGAACACCTGTACAGGTGAAGGCGAAAGAGGTGCCCATGACTGCCCCAAAACTGACAGAAGAAGAGGCTCGCGCTGAACTCCTGCGCCCCGCAACGGGGAAGTGTGTGGTGGTAGTAAAGGGCCGCAAAGTCCCCAGAGACACAACGGGAATAGTTTTTTGGGAGGGGGAAGGAGGTCTACACAACCAAGGTGCTCGCATCGGATTCAAAGACGCAGCGGGAACTGCCCACTGGACCGCAGCCCACAACGTGGTGGTGGTGGTTCCAGGGTTCGACCCGACCATCGCCTCCAATGACAAGCCCCCTGCGGGCCACACCTGGAACGAGCTTCTGCAAGCGCACACGCCTGAAGTGCCCTCCAAGGGTCAGCAGGTACGCATCAAAGAAACCTCCGAAGAGGGCGAAGTTTTTTGGGTGAAGGGTCATCGGCTTGGAGTCCGTGTGGGTTCAGGAAAAGACGATGTTCGTTGGGCTGACGCTTCCGAGGTGGAGGTTGTAAAGGATAAGCTCCAGATTCTTCAGGACTTCGCTAACGGCATCGGCACTCCCCCTCCCTTGGGCCAAGGGGTGCCCCCTCTGCCGCCTGCTGCGATTCCTGTTCGCCCGCGCCAACCGCGAACCACAGGACCGTCCAACTGGAATGGCGGGTTCGGTGTACCAGAGGTGGAGCCTCCAGAGGGCTGGCCTGCTCTCCCTTCCCCTTATTCCGAGATCCGTGAAGTACGGGTGTCTATCCGGGAAGACTCGGAAGGTATTTATGAGGGGGTGTATGAGGCATACGACGCCAATGGAGATTTTCTCCTCCTCATCACGGATGAGATCGCCTCCCTGCTGCAACGTCGGTACTACGTCGCTTGCTACAAAGTAGGCGGGGGAGGGCTGCTCCAGGAGTACACCACGTCCGTTGCTTCAGGTCGTTAGAACGTGATTCGCCAAGTGATGGTGAGCCGTGCCGTGCTGGGCTTGGAGATAACCCCAAAGGTCAGGTAGTTGATCAACACGTCGTAGTCACGCAAGTCCCGTGACAGTTCCCGTGCCGGGTAAATGTCCGGGTTGGGGTAAGTGACCAGGGGATTGTCCGAACGGGTAGACATGATCCCCATTTCATTCAAAGGCCCTACCGCCTCTGCCTCATCGTAGGTGCAGGTGAAGTCCACAACATTGGTGGGGATTTCGGAAGCGCCGCCGTCAGCGTTCCTGAATGTAGTCGAACTCCACGCCTTCCTCTGAATCTCTGCGTTGAGGGAACGCTGATCTGGGCTTGGGGCGTCCGGGGAAAGCAATGACCCCAAAGCCCCCGTCCCAACAGCCAGCATATTCGCGCCGTTGTTAGGCTCTGAAGGGTCCTTGAAGTAGCGTGCGGCTTGGATTCCAGCGTCTGCCGTGATGACGTTGTTGTAGTGCTCGTCGTGGAGAACTTCCCCGGTAACGGAGTCCACCATCTTGACGAAGACTTCCCCTTTGGGGAGGGTCATCGCAGCAGCATGTTCGATGGAGAATCCCATGTTTACCCGACCTCGTGGAGATTGAAACCTGTCTTTCATCATTGAACTCATGCTGTCCTGCCTCCGTGTCCTCCACTCTACCGAAGGCCAGCGAGTACATGGTGTCGAACGTCTGGAGCCATAGCCAAACCATCGAAACAGGAAACTTGAGAAAAGGGGGTTCCCGTTGGACACCTCTCCCGTAAGGAGTTCATCGAGGGGAAGGCCGCTCAAACCAACAGGCCCTCTCCTCCCCCTCCAACTATGAGGACCAACTCGATGGATTGTATTTAGGGGCTTTTGTCGCCATTGTCCCGACCCAAGGTGACCTCCGGTGTGCGAGGTAGGCCACACCCCTGACGCAGCGGCAGGCCGAAGAGGTCCGCTGAAACCCCCCACAACCCCAACAAGGACGAAGAAACCCCCCGCCCACAAAGGGTCGGGGGGTTTCCTGTTGTGTCGAACTGGGAAGGGCTATTCAGACTTGCCCTTGAGCATATGCTTGAACATAAGCTCCCAGCCACCGATTGCAACTACCCCCGCCAGGACACCCTGTACAAGTGCATCCATAAGGGCCACGCCACTCGCGAGGCCGACACCCAAGGTGCTGGCCACTGCAAGGCCCATAGCCACCCAAGGAATCGCCTTGGCACCAACCTTGTCCTTCAAGCCGAACTTGTTGGCCAGCATGACAAGGAGCATCATCAGGAATCCCAGTGCAAGGGACCAGTCTTTGTCTTGGACCGCTTTGACAAGAAGGCTGATGTCATCGGCTGCTTCGTCCAGGGTCTCTGGAACAGCTTCGGCTTCCTCGGCCTTGTCGTCGCCGTCTTCTGCCTTCTCCTCTCCTTCAGAGGCAGCAGCATCTTCAGAAGCGGGTGCCGCCTCTTCCGCAGCCTCGGCTGCTTCCGCTGCTTCAGCAGCCTCGGCTGCTGGTTCCTCTGCAAAAGCAGTAGTGGGGACCGTCAAGCCGAACATCAGCACGATCAGGGTTAGAAAATGTCGCATATGTTTCCTCCATGAAAAATGGTCAACCCGACTGGGATGATAGGGAAATAACCGTCGGTAGTTGAAAATGCACCTTGTAGGGCGCTTACGGGGCGCTTGCGGCCTCAATGGTGAATACCGTAACAGTGGGGCTGGGGAGGGGAAGCCCTCCAGACAGCACAAGCTGGTAACCATCCAACTGGGAACCGCCAGCCAACACAGACCTCTTGACGAGGGTTCCGGTGCGCGGGTTGGGTCGGAAAGCCACCTCGTTGCTCAACGTAAAGGTAAGGGAGCGGGACGAGGAGATGTTTACCTGATTGGTCGTGGGGAGTGTTTCCACTTGAGCGTGGCACAGGCCGAGGAAGCTATTGGCGGTGTCGTTGATCGCATCTCGAATGTTCGCCACTGTTTCAGCATCGGTAGCACCAATCTGGAACTCATCCGCTCCTGGAGCGCCTGCTGAAGCAGTAAGGGGAAGGCCGCCAATGGTGATGGTGTCTCCCGCGAGGATAGAGGCGTTGTCCAAGACGATGACCTCTCCAAACCATGTCTTGGCTCCCCACGGTCCCAAGCGGGAGGTGCCCGTATCCGACCCGTAGTCCACCAAACGTGCCACGCACTTCCCAACACCAAACGTGCCAGGGACGCCATCCGGGTTGTCCGTCACGGGGATCGGGTTGGTTGGAGGTACGTTGTCCCCCATCCAGCCTGGGTCGAAACTGTCTGTGCGAGGTGTCACGTCCTGCATGACAATGCGGAACTCTTGATTCAGGCCCATTCCTGGGGGCGGCTTTCCTGAAGGGCCTCTCGCATTGGGGTAAAGAACCGCTGTTCCGGGTCCAAGCACGCCGCCTTGAATCACGCCGCCTGAAGCAAGCAACACCGAAGACTGGTCGAAGTAGGTGGATGACTTCTTGAAGGTCGGGGAGGATTTACCCCAAGGACCTGCGGGACCCTCTGGCACTGTGAAGCTGTTGCCGTAGTCTGTTCCGTCAACCTCGATGCCTGCGAATCCTTGAGCGATTCCGGGACCATCGCACAGCGAGGAAATCCAGATGCTCTCCCCGTCCTCAACCTCACAGAAAGACATGTCCGTGTAGAGGGAGGTGGCCGTCTCCTTGAACTTCACCACCCGGTGAGGGTCGTTGGTGATGAGTGTTTCGGCGTCGTCCAGGACATCAAGAGGGTCGTTGATCCGGGACCCAGCAAGAACTTCCCGGATTGATTCAGTATGTCGCCCCGTCGGTACAGGAGGCGTTCCTTCATTGAGGAGCGTGACTGACTGCTCTATCGGCTGCGAACAGAGGTATGTCTCCGTCACAGGCTGACTTGCAACAAAGGTGATGGTTACGGGATAGCTGGAAGAGGGAAGGGGAGCTACAAAAGTGATGGTCTGGGTTGCTTTGTCAAAGGCCCAGTCTGCTATGGGAATCACCACCCCATCCACCTGAACCACAAAGACCCGATCTGCCTGCATGGCGCTGGCACGGACGCTCACTGTGGTGTGCGAAGATGAGTTGATCGTCACTACTTCAGGGGTGGTGTCGTACAACCACTCGCCTGAAGTAAGGCGGTGATACCGATTCAGGATCATGTTTTGAGGGGCAATCCCAAAACCGTCAGGGGCACCTCTCAAGCGGTAACGGACAGAACGCCATCTCTGCGACGTGATGGAATACGGGTTGATGGACCCCCACCGAATGGACCCCTTCTCCTTCTCCAAGGTGGGGATGTCCGGGGTCTCTACGGAGATCCAAGCCGCACTTGGATCAGTGGTTTCGGTAGCGAAGTCGCCCGTGTACCAAGGTGGAGGGGAAAGATCAGGCCGGTAAACGCAGACGCCCCACTCTGGGTCGTAGTACATCCGCGCCCGGATATAGTCCTGCTTCCAGTCCATAGGGACGATCTGGGCACTGGGATCCGTGTTTGCGACAGAGAGGGAGTCCAGGCGAGGAAGGCGGTAGCCATCGAGCTTGTCCGGGTCAGCCCCTACGAGCAAACCAAGGGTACGAACGATAGCTCCGTTCGCCCCTGCGGCTGCTGTCACAAGAGTACGCAGCGGGACTACGCTGAAGGAATCCCACACCGAAAGGGAGGTTGCAGCCTCGATAACGCCGAACCTGCCGTAGAAGGTGTTCTGTTTATCGGAGGGCACCTCCAGGAAGGAGTCGAGGGGCGCTGATCCCTGGACCTCGTCGTCCACTACAAGCACAGCGATGTTAGCTGTGGGGTCGCACACCAGTCGGTAGTCATGGAACCGCTGGTCGTCCCATCCGACACTCCAAGCATCCACAATCACAGAGGGGTCACCGGGGACCTCTGGCAGCTTGATTAGCCCCACCTTGCCGTCGGGGAGCCAATCCACTTGTATGTTGATCGCTGTCGTGGCACTGAAGGGGACGACCACCCCAAACGTGGGGCCAGCACGACCATCGGCTGCTTCAGAGGACCGGATCTTTATGCGAGCATCCGCAATCACCCCGTCCAAAAGAAGAGGGTCGCTTGAGGGCAGCGTTTTACCTTGAGACCAGAGGGAGCCGCCCACGCCGCCCTGGGAAACCACCAAGCGGTTCCCGAACACGGCCACCGTATTGGTATCCGTGTTGTTCCAGCTTGCGGGACTCCAGTTCGCATCAACGGGCTTCAGCAAACCGGACAGGCTGCAAGCGGGAAGGTTCAGCAGCTTCCTGTATACAGGCGTCCCATCGGATTCGGTGACGTTCTCCCCTTGGAGGTATGAGATGGTGCTAACTCTTGAAACACGTTCCGTATCCTCGATGATCAGCGAGGCGCTGGCAGAACCTTGGATGTGGCTTTCCACCTTGAAGGTGGCCTCCACCTCGGTCCTTGTCTTGGGCGTGAGGAACGGGACGGCCCTGTTGTACGAAAACGTGAGGTTATTCCCATGATTCAGGGCGTTAGTAGCCTGCGAGTTGGACTTCAACAGCAGTGTGTCCCCTGTTGAATCAACCTCCGCATAGCCAAACCCACCGGAGATGAACCAAGGAGTGGGGCCGGTTTGTGGAACTCGGTTCATCTCCGTGAGGACCGTGATTCCGTGGGATGTCTCGACAAGGTACTTGGGAATCACCGAGTAGTGGACCACCTCCCAAGCCGAGATATTAGTTGCCCTCCTCGACAAAGAACCCCAGAACACGGAGCCGTTCTCTGGCCCCTTTGGAATAGCTGGGATCACAAGGGAAGTGGAAGCAGGGAACGCAGTCGCCACAACCTCGGAGACCAAAGTCCCTGACACAGAGCCGCCGATGGATACCGTTGTGACCCCTCCAGGGAAATCGGTCAACATCCGAACAGAGACAAGCTCCTCACCCCACGGGACATCGAAGAGAAGGTAAACGGTGTCGTTGCCGAACAGGTCCACCCGTGCGGGCAAGGATTCGTTCAGGACAAGGGTTATTGTCCCGTCCTCATTCAAGTAGGTCCCGCACGATGCGACTGTGTAAACCCCGGCTTGGGGACCCGTCGGAATACGAATCGCGCTTCCGGCTTTGACCCCGGAAAGGAGGGTGTTGTAGGGGAGCTTGATGGTGGTCGCGGTTGTGGCAATCCCGTCCAGGCCGGGGCCAACCTTCCAAGCGGATTCCAGATCGGGCCGTGCAGCGTTTTCGAGAAGCCCCAGCGACCGGACGCCGTCAACCTTGAGGAATCCCACAAAAGGCATCTTCAGGCCGTCATGGACCCCTATCCCCACACCCGAAAAGACCCCATCGTAGGTGCCGGTGTCTTTCAGTTGGACGCGAACGCTGTACTCAACAGCACACGCCAAGGACAAATCGACGTTTCTCTCGTAAAGAGCGGGGGTGCCGTCCTTGTAGGTTCCAGATACAGCATCTACGAGGATGTAGTCGTCCTCATTCCCGACATATCCGGCGTCAGTCCCAGTGAGCGCCCAAGGAGCCGCTGAATCATCGGCGGGGGGCACCCTTCCGTGGTAGGTGACCACCTCCTCTTGAGAGGATGCTTTCATCCCCCCCACAGAAAGTTCGTGAGGGTTTTGGTTGGTCAAAAGGGTCGTTGGCTGGTTCAGAAGGGCAGAATAGCCCCCCAGTTGGAAACCCATGTACCGGTGGCCGATATGTTTCGGGCTTTTCTGGGGCTTCGGACCAAGGAGCGTCCCCATCGGGAAGCGGTGGTAGAGGGAGGCTCCCTTTGAAGATGCCGGAACAGGTGAGTGCGCTCCCGGCGTGTGTCCTACTGACCGGTCCCATTTGTTCAGGGTCAGACCTCTGGTGTTGAGGCCCTCCATCACCATTGGAGGGTTTGAGAACCAGATGTAGTCGAGTTCAACCGACATGTCCCCCGGAGCCGCCAGCGGGATCGGAATGGTGGGGTAGATTTCGCCAACCCAAGGGTTTACGTCCCGAACCTCAATCCCGACCCCATCCAACCGGACTTCAACATCATCCCGAGTCGCGGGGGTTGCATCACCCCACCCTCGAACCAACGGCCCTCGGGCTGTCTGAATCACGTCACGGGTAAGAACAACGGATCCCAGGAAGGCGTCCTTCAGTTCATGGATAAAGTTCCAAGTCGAACTGAAAACGGTGGAGGAAGCACTAATCTCTACCTGCTTGACGACGAAAAGCTGGACTTCGTGAGGCGCCAGCAACAAAGCCTGTGCCCCTACGGGAATAGTCGTAGGAGTCACGGCCCCGATGGGGAAGGTGAGGAGAGGTACTCCGTTGAACAGGACCGAGTAGAAGCCCCCGTACTGATTCCTGACCAGGGTTAGGGTCTCGGCAGAGTTCGCCCCCCACTCCGCAGGAACAGTTCCCACAACCCCCAGAGGTGTCGAAATGTCGATCACCTTGGTGCCTGCGATGTCGCCCAACGTCAGGATGACCTGGCGGCTTCCGTCATTCACCGTGAAGCTAAATAGGGACGACCCGGTAACCGGAGGGTGAATGTGGGCGCTTCCGCACTGGAAAACGATGTCTGCCCTGTAAGTGGTCCCGTCAATAAGCCTCCCAGAAGTGTCTCCAAAGGACCACCCGTAAGTGACCCCCACTGCCTTGCTCAAAACAAGCTGGTTGGACACGATCTCGGAGGTTCCAGTGCCGACCTCAACGCCGTCGAAGGACGTGGCTGCACTGGGAAGCTCTTTGCCCTGGTAGTCAAATGCTTCAGCAGGGCCAACCGTCAGGTCGTACTCCACCTTCGTCATCGGTGAGACGTCGAGAAAGACCTTGCTTGGGAGAGCCGCTACCTGTTCTGCCGAATGGATGACCGGAGCCACGGGGTAGTCCCCTACAACAGAATACGAAGCGACCGCATCCACTCCAGGAGAGAACGATGATTCAGGGAGGAGGGCCTGGGGCAGCCCTCTTGAATCAAAGAACTCCAGGAGAACAGTACGGCCATCGTCACCGGGAGGAGCCGGGATAAGAGCATTGACCGTGTACTTGTCTCCGTAAGCAGAGAAAGAAGCCGAGTTGGTCGGGGGCGGCCCGACGATATTTCCAGCCAAATCACGAGGGCCGGTTGGGCCGGGGTCTACGGTGACGACGTAAAGACCGCCCAGTGTGGACCCGGTGTGGTAGACGATGACGGACGTGTAACCGTCGTGTGATCCAGGCGTTCCGGGAGACACCTGCACTACCGTGAGGGGAACCCCGTAAGTAGCGGTGAGGACGTAGTTGGCGGCGTCCGTAAGATGGCTGTCGTGAGCCATCTCCTCGCTGAAGAGAACCTCTACGGAATACCCGTCAATAGGGTTGGCCCCCGTCACCCGAGGAGGCGTGATGTCTACCGAACCATACGAGGAAAGACCGTAGGCGGCCCCGCCATAACCCCCACCCGGTGGGACCGGGAGCCTTGGGTGGGCTGCACTACCGTAGGGTGAGAATCCGTAGGCGTTGCCTCCGTACCCAAATCCCCCCATCAATCCCGGTAGAAATACAGCCACACAGCCACCCTACTTATGCGGGCACAAGAGCGCGTTGGTCTGTTCCAAAAGCGGCACTTCCGATAAGGATGGGTGTATCGCCGTTGCTGAAGGTCAAGTCCAGGACGAGGTTGGCGATGCCCATAGGCTTGAACACAGCAGTGGAGGGGTTGCCTGCACCAAAGAAGTTGGCGAGCTTTAGGGGTTGGGAAATGGTAACCCCGTTCTCGAAGCCGGAAAGACCCACGGCATTAGCCGGAAAGACCGTGCCTTCGCAGTCAACCATCTTCAGGGCAACAGTAGGGAAGCCCAGGCCCGTGTGGATTGCACCGATGTTGAACGTCCCGAACACTGGATCAGCCCCGAACCAAGTGACTTGAATATGGTTGAAGTCCACAACGAAAGGCCACACGATCCGAATACCGGCAGCACCATCCGGGGCGAGGAGCTTCACAATCTGCTCGCCCATGAGAGTGCCATCAGTCTCTTTGGTGGGCGACAGTGACTCTGTCACGTTGAAGGTGCCCGAGGTCACCTGCACCCAGGCATCCCGCGCCCCAACGGACGAGATATGAGGGGGTGCCAGCATAGCCGTGGAACTTGCGTTCAGGCCCTTGCTGTCAGTCATCTTGAAGGACTGGTTACCTGCATCATCCGTCGATAGTGACAGCGTAGGGCGAAGCTGCCCTTTATTCTGGTAGTCCTTCGGAGTGACGCCTGTCTTGAAGGCAAGTTCGTCGTAAAGGATAACGGAGTTGTAGAAAGGGGAGCCGCAGCCGCCAAGGAGTGACATAGTTCACCTCATTTAGCTCAAGGGGTTGTTTGCGTAGACGACCACAATCGAAAAGGCGGGGACAGCCCCGAAGGTGGTGTTGCTCATCACCACCTCGATAGGCACTTTGTTTCCCGTGTCGTTCAAGGTCCACTGGGGGTGTAGGAGAATCTCCGCTGGGATTTCGACCCCTGGTTGAGAGGTCCAATCAAGAAGGCTTCCCGCCGCACCGCCCTGGAAATGAACCTGAAGGGTGGGGGCAGAACCGTTCTCGTCCGGGGTGCGCTGGTCAGCGGTGCCGTCGAACTCAAACCTCACCTCGGACACCCTGGCCGTCGCATTGAGGGTGGTGGTGGAAGTCCGGGTCACACCGTCGAAATCCACGTCGATCTTCAGCGTTTCGTAGGAGGCCGTGATTTGAGTAAGGTTGGTGGCGATGTCGGCTGCGTTGGTCGAGATGCCCGCAGCGTTCGTGTTCGCTGTCGTCTGGTTGGCCGTGATGTTCGTAACATTCGTGGAGATATTCCCCGTATTCGTGCCAATAGCGGTGCCGTTAGTCGTGATGCTCGTGGTGTTCGCGGTGATGTCGCTCGCGTTATTGCCAATGCTCGTGGCATTAGCCGAGATGTTTCCTTCGTTGGTCGTCGCTTTGGAGGCTGTGGTGTCGAACTCCGACCGGATCACAACGCTATTCGCGTTGGCTGACGTCCCGGCAAAGAGCGGCCTCAACTCCGAGAGGTCCTTTTTGGCGCACTGGATGTTCCCGCTGTCGTCCGTGTAAATCACCGACGGGTCCAGAAGACCATTCGGGTGGGTCTTGGGCATCGTGATGAGTGTGGCCCAAGTTTGGGGAGCTACGGTAGTGAAGTCAGCCATTGTTAGGTCCTCGGAGTTTCTACATATCGGATGACCAGTTGGCCTGTCCCTTGAGTCATGGCTACGGCCAGATTGGCCTCGATGGTCAGGTAAATGCGGGTAGCCCCGGCCAGTTCAGCCCAGTCATTCACCCAATACATCCCGCTGGTGACTGGCGTGTTGTCCGCGTGGTCCTGGAAGCGTTCCCACGCACCAACCGGAGGACCCACAGGGAACACTCCAGAGTTGTCCTCGGTCCCAATGCTCATCTTCGTTACGATGTTCCAGGCTACGTCGATGTAAACGCCAGCCCCCATAACAATAGCGTTGAGGGGAAGAATCGTAGAGGTTTGGATCTGGGCATACCTGGGAGCACCAGCAGCGGTAACCTGGGCGTTGTAGTCGCTGAAGCTGAACGGAGTAGCGATGACCTGCTGGGTGGTCGCAATAGAGCCACCAACGGGAGCATCCCACACCGCATTTCCTGAAGCATCGGAAGTCAGAACATGGCCTGCACTGGCCCCGGAAACCACCTTGAGAGTATTAGTCTCAACTTCACCGAGGCTCTGGATCGAATCTACTTTCTTATTGGCCATAGGTAACCTCTACGCTTTGTGGAGCATGACGCAGACAAAGCCCGCACCGGTTGTGGAAGCAGAAGCGCCCGTAGTTACTGTAAGAATCACGTCGGGAGGAATGGGTCCTGCCGTCACAGGCTCCACTGGCTCCGTCGAGTAGCCCGAAGCAGTGTTGGTGGAATCGGTGTCTCCCGATGCGAAGTACGCATGTACGGATCCGGTGTTACCAACCTCAATAGTGCTGGGGTCGTTGTTGAAGACAGTCGTGTACCGGACCCAAACCTTGAGGATCACGTCCCCGGCTGCAAGGTCTGTAACTACGTTCACCGTTCCCGAAGTGTGGTCGAAGTCCACCCGCTTGATTTCGACACCGCCTTGCGGAGCGGGGTCTTGCCAACTGACGCCCCCAGCATTGTGGGTGCCGTCTGTGGTCAGAACCTGTCCGGCAGTTCCATCTACCGTAGGAAGGAACCAATGGGCACCCCCAAGGTCAGACCCGTTGATGATGATTTCAGGCGCACCCGCTGCGGTCGCATCCAGTTGTAGTACGTCGTCGCCAAACCCGCTCCTGAGCAGGAGCGTGGGGGTCGTAGCCATCCCGCCCATGCGGCTCAAGAAGTGGAAGCCTGCTACCCCTGCTTGCTTGAACTCCAAGGTAGCGTGCGTCTCCAAGCCCGGACCACCCTGCGGGCCGCCGTCCACGACAAGTGAGGCGATGCTGCCAGCGACATACCCAGACGCATCAATCGTGGCCGCCGTAGTGTGCAAGCCTACTGCGGGAGCGTCTACCTCATAGGTAAGGGTCAGGTTGTTGTGGCCTGCGTCGTCCTGGAAAGTGATTCCAGGAAGGGAGGCAACGCCGTCTCCAAAGAGGCCGAGTTGGCACAAGAGGGTGCTGTTGCTCTGGAACTTGAGAAGTGCTGTGTCGGCTGCGGCCCCACCGTGATCCAAAGTAACAGTGGCGTCGTGCCCTGGTGCGGCTCCCGTAGTGAGAGTCAAGCCAGCGTCTCCCGCACCACCACCATCCAAGGTCAGGACCACCTTGTTGTCAGTGGCAAGGTCGGTGAGAGTGGCTTCGCTGTTCTGAAGCAGCTTGCCGGTAGCGGAATCAAAGCGAGCCAACGCGGTGTCCGTCGCGGCTACGGGGCCTACAACATCACCAGTTCCCCCACTTGAAAACAGCGTCCAGGCTGTGCCCGAACCGGCTGACGTGTTTTGGTAAAGGCTTGCCGTCGCACCCGTGTCTCGGACGAACAATGATCCCGCGTCTGCCGACACGGATCCATTGGGGTCTGCGGTGCCCGCGAAGAGGCCGAAGGATTCCCCTCCCGCTCCCGCTTGGGAAAGGTTTAGGATTTGGGCATCCACGCCCGCGTCCACCTGGATTATCGGTGCCACCGTGTTGGTTCCACCGATGGTGATTTGGTCTTCCGCATCAAGAGTGAGGAGGGCGTTCCCCGTCGCATTAGCAGCACTAACCAGAAGCGTTCGATCTGCGGCGTCGTCCGCATTCATCCGAATCTGCGTGTTGGACCCTCCCATGAAGGATGCACCTGCACTGGAGGCGATGCCAATAGACACCGCTTCAACCGTAAAGGCGAGAAGCTCGGTGCCTATTCCGAACAGGACCGTCCCGTCGCCCGCAGCAGCACCGCTGACGTTGAGGCCCCCACCCGCAGTGGAAAGGGTGAGGTCGATGTCAGTACCCGTCGAAGTGGTGATGGTATGCCCAGCATCGTAGGCATCTTGAAGGGTGCCCCCACCACCGCCAGCGGCCCAGGAAACATTCCCCGCACCATCAGTCTGAAGAACATCATTTGGGTTTCCGTCAGCACTGGGAAGGGAAAACGCACCATTGATGGTGAGGACTCCCGGAGTTCCTGCTGCTTCAGTGCCGAAAGAGAACCTTTCGTTGCCCGCAGAATCCTGAATCACGAGGACATCGGATGTTCCGAGAAGTCCGAACGCGCCCTTGGAGGGTCCCGCAGCAGAGAAGGTTATGCCTGCCAAGTCAGCCACGGCCCCGCCGTGGTCCAAGTTCAACAGGGCGCTTGCTCCTGCGCCCGCAGCAGCCCCATTGAAGGTCATCTCGATGTCGCCGTTTACGGATTCCGTGTGATCGAGGAGAATGACCTCACTGTTCTTGATTAGCTTCCCGGTGGCAGCGTTGAAACGAGCCAGGGCATGGTCTGTGGCTGAAACAGGACCTACAACGTCTCCGGTTCCAGCAATCGTGGCCCAAGCGACAGCACCTGCACCATCAGTCTGGAGAACTTGATTTAGAGTTCCGTCTGCACTGGGAAGGGTGAACTCACTGCCGCCCGCATGGTCGCCAAGGGTAAGGGCACCCGAGGTCGAGACAGACATGACAGTGAGGTTAGTGCCCAGTTCTTTGAATCGAAGATTGCCTGAAGTGACAGGATTGATGGTCTCTACCGCCCACCGGGCATTAGACGCATCCTCAAACATAAGGATGGAGGGGTCGGTGGAGTGGCCAGACTTCAGCGTGAGAGATGCCGTATGGCCCGCCCCGAGCGAAGACGCATCAAGAGCGAGATCCCCGTCTACAAGTGTGGCATTAGGGGCATTGTAGATGTTGGTGTCCGTGGTCATCAAGGCAAGCTGTGTTGCCACTGTGCTCGCTGCTGAGGAGGTGACCGTGCCGCCTCCAGCAGGGGCAGCCCAAGTTACGCCTCCAGACCCATCGGTTTGAAGAACCTGTCCTGCCGTACCGTCCACGTCAGGAAGGACGTACTCGTGGGGGCTGATTCCAATGGTCAAGGCCCCCGTGCTGCTAACCAAGAGCACGTCGTTGATACCGCCGTTCTTGAAGCGGAAGGGCCTGCCCGCAATCGACCCGTCTACACCGAGGTCCCATTGAGGAAGGCTGGCGAGGTCGAACCCGACATTGACCAAATCAGACGCCGCAGTGGCATCCATCCGAATCTGGGCAGAGGTGGGTGAAGCGAGTGTGGAGGCATCAACCTTGAGGGTTACGGCAGGGTCAGCCTTGTCGCTGATGCTCACAAGGGTGTTGGAGATCAGCTTGCCGGTAGCATCAGAGAAATGCGGAACCTGGGTTGCCACAGTTCCAGCCGCCCCGGATGTTACATCACCCCCCAGGCTGCCTCCGATGATTCCGTTTCCGGTTGCGTTCACCACCAGTGCCGTGTTCGCCACAATCGTGGCGTCGAAAGGCATCTGGACGCCTCCGACTGTGATGGCATTTACAGTCGGGTTGGGGTAGGTCCCAGCAAGGTCACCCCCGGCCCCACCGGAAGGGGGCGAACTGCCATACAAGGCACCCGGCCCGGTGGTGTTTGACGTGTAGGTGCCGCCAACATTGTCGAAGCTCGTAAGGGTGACGTTATCAACGAGGAAATCAGTGTTGTTCAGCGGTGCTGCTGCGCCAAAGGACGCACTGATAGTGAACCCGCAGTTGAAGAAGCCGATAGGGTCCTGGACATTGGCAAGAGTGGTAGCGCCACCCCCGGCATCAAAGGTGAAGTCCGTTCCCGTGAACAAGCACCCGGAGATATGGCCGTAACCGGCCATGTTGATGTCTCCCCCAAACTCCGAGTTCACAAGGCGCTTGATCCCAACGGTCTGTCCTGCGCCGCCATCAAGGACGGGGTCGGCTCCCGAGAAAGAAGCAAGGATGGAATCCACCACTTCGATGCGAAGCTGGCCACCCCCGGCCCAGCCGGTAGCGTCAAAGAAGCCGCCTGTTCCACCAGCCCCCTGTAGCCCACAATCAATAAGGTGAACCTCATACGAGGAGGGCTGCGTGCTTTGGAACGTGATGGTGTCGGTAAACCGGAACCGCTCGAACGAGATGGTAAAAATGGCGTTCGTGGAAGGAGCAACAGCAGCATTCAGGGAGATGGTGCGCGGCGTAGCTGAAGCAGTGTCCGTAAGGTAAACCTCTCCGTCACCGACAAGGGAGATGGAACGCTTGTCTGGGAAGACGAGGTTCTCGTCATAGAAGCCGCCACTGATGATAACCGTGACGCCTTGGAGTTCCTCAACCGGAACCGCAGGAGTGCCGATAGCCGTCAAAGCATCCTGGATGGTGGTGTAAGGGGCAGCGATAGAGCCATCGCTTCCTCCAAGAGCGTAGGACGAATCAACGTACAGCCGTCCGCGCAAGGGGTTGACGGTCGCACCGCCGCCCCCGCTGCCAAGCTCCACCCATGTCGGCCCTGTGGGGTCTGTCAGAACGAAGAAGGTATAAGGAGTACCAGCGCCAACGCGAGCCATCTTTCCGGTGTCTGCCCCGGTATAAACCGCCGCATCCCGATCAACCGTGGAAGTGTACTCCCACGCCACGAGAGTGTGGATTCCTTGCGCTGTTGTTTGATCACCGTGAAATGCACTCATGTCACCACCATATGGCCGTCGCCGTTGGTTACCAGATACCCGTCAGCATCGACCAGAGGGGTCGCTTTGACAAAGGCAGCAGGGGTCGCGGCGAAAAGGATCTGTCCCTCATCATCGGGAACAGGCAAACCACCGGGACCGCCGCCTAAAAGATCCGTGATCACGCCGTCCTTATCAACGTAGTAGGGATTGTTGATGAGGGGTGCCCCTGGATCAGTCCCGTCAGAAACAAAGATGCCGCCCTTTGCAGGCCCCGTTGGCGGGACGGGGGCATTATCGAAAATGATTCCAGTAGGATCAATGAGGCCCGGAACCGTCAGCTTTCCGGTGTCCGCGTTGTAGATCATGGGGCCGATGGCTGGGCCAGGAAGGGGGCCGAAGGTGATCTCGTTGTGGTCTGTGACCCGGATTTCCATATGGTCAACCCAGGCACCACCCACAGGAACCTGACCCTCGAAGCCTCCCAACTCCAAGTCGATGCCTGCCCCGCCACCGCCATCCGAACTCACCCAAAAGATGTCTGTGATGGGACCCTTCGTGGTGGTCGTAAGCTGAATCACGCCACCACCTGCGTCAGTGGCGGTCACACGGCCAGTAGTGTTGAACTTCGACAACACAGTTGCAAAGTTGTCTCCCGGTGCAAAGCTGACGGTAAAGCCGCCTGCTTCAGTGCCGAAGGTGATGTCTCCACCAGTAACCAGAGGGTCTACACAAGCACCGAGTGCCGTGAGTGTGGCAGCGGTAGCCGTTTCCGGGCGTCCGAAGAAGATGGATCCGGGACTCCCCGTGATCGAACCACCCGGACCAATAAAGACCGACCCCGCATCCGTAACGGCAACGGGTTCAGAAGTGTCTCCCCCCAGAATGTAAACGTCACCAGCATGAGGCGGCGTGACCTTGAGGCCCTCCAAGCCCTGGCCGCCAGCAACAATGACCTTTCCGATGCGGTCACCGCCGTCAGAAGGACTGGTCCCCACAAACAGGTTGTAGTTTCGCCAGGGGTTTTCCTCAATGGAGGCGGCACGCAGGAAAGTGGTGGACCCGTAAAGGGCGTCCCCCGGCCAGATTTGCCACCCCATCGTGATTTCAGCACCGATGCCGAACGGGTTGGGGTTGAGGTTGATTTCAGGCTTACCCACACCGCCAATCTCAACGGTTCCGGTGACTTGGAGGGAGCCTTGGGTGCTTCCCGGCACGGGGGCTGGGCTTGGAACCGCCGCATCTACGATTTGCACGGCCCCTGCGTCTGCGACGATGGTCCTGCCGCTGCCGCCTGCACCAAGGCCGCCGTCGTAAGCGTCGTCCAGGGTACGCACTTGGCTGGCGTAGTCGTAAATCTGATCCAGGGCGTTCTGGACATCGGTAGCCGTGATGTCGGGTGCCGCAGGCAAAAGTGTCGGGTCATAGCCGATGGTGTCTGACGGAGTAGAGGCCACCAAGGAAGTGGGCAGTCCGTCGGGAAAGGTGATCGTGCCGTGTTCCGTGCTTCCGATGGAGAAGGTAGTGGTTCCGATAATGGCGGCTGTACGGAACGTGATGGCTGAATCAAGGATAGACCACCGGACCTGAAGGGACGTTCCCACAGGTGGGGACGTTCCACCCGCCCCGCCCGGATTCACGTCAATAGACTCGGTCGCCCCAGAGATGCGGCTGTAGGAAACAAAGAGTTGCCCTACGTCTTGGATGCGGGCACCGAACGTGCCGTCCATGACCAGGGTTGAATCAGCGAGGTCAAGGACCCCGTCCGTAGACCCAACCATAATCCCGGAACGTCCTTGGAAGAAGCACTCCCGAACTCGAAGCTCGGAATCCATTCCTCCAAGCAGGTAGCAGTCAACCCCAGCCCCCGAGTTCATGGTGAAGTGGCAATCTACAAACTCTGAGGTGCCTGTCCCGCCAGAACTATGGGTAAAGGCTGGGCCTTGGGAGGGGTCAAGCCCCTCTACTTCAAAGCTGCAACGGTAAGAGGAAACGCCACCTCCACCCGTTACGGTGATAGCCGCAAAGGTTGCGGGGTGCTGCTGGAGGAAGGTGAGGTTGTGAAGCAGCACCCTTTGGGTGGACGCCGTAGTGGTCAGGGTGTGGCCTGACAGGGCCTCGTTTCGGATACGAACAATGTTCGAGGGACTGCTTGAGGAGGAACCGGGCCACCCAAAAACGTGAACCGACTCGTGAAGAGTAAGGCTCTCGTCGTAGGTTCCAGGTCGAACCAAAACAACCCAAGGTTCCATTGCTGTGGGGCCTTGGGTCACCGCGTAGTCGATGGCAGCCTGGATAGTGGTGTAGTCACCACCTCCAGAGCCATCGACGTACACGACGTGACCAGAGGTGTAAGACGGCTTGATGAGGTTGAGGAGGGCGAGCAGGTTGTTGTTCTGCTCGTCCGTCCATCCAACCGGGTCGATGTCTACAGGGATGGGGGTAGCAGCACCCCCGTACTGTTCCCCTGCCGCAACAAGCAGGAGGTCTTCCGTATCAAGGGTGACCTTGACCCGGAGCCTGATGAACTGCTCGTTCTCTGTCGGCAGCCCTTGATCCAGCACAAGCCGAATCAGGTAAGGGCCTCCGTGAGTGATCGTGAAATCACCCGGAGCGGCTGTTGTCGGATCCCCCGTAAAGGAGGCCGTAGAGCCATGCGGCTGATACGCGATAGACCACGCATAAGTCGTGGACGGCGTAACCCCCGTAGACACCGACACGCAGGTAACCGTGTCGGATACCCAAAGGTCGTTGCTACTAACTCCCGTGAATGGTCCTGGAGGTCCCCCCGAAGGTCGGGTGATGGTGGCCTCGATAATCGCTACCGCCATCTCGACACCTCACCGGAGATCCCCGAGGGCCATGAACACACTGCTGCCGGAAGTTGGAGCTTCTGAAATAGCAGTGCGTTCATGGTCACCTCATTGGGACACCCCATCAGGAAGGGAGGGAGGATCAGGTAGCGGGTTCCGAGTAGCTGATAAGCACGTTGGCAGCACCAGCACTCAAAGTAGCGGCACCGCAGTTCACCGTCACAGTGAGCGGCCCGCCAGAAGAGTTCATATGGACCGTAGACACGACGTAGTCGGCTGCTGCTGTCGTGTCGCTGTCTGCGGCATCCAAGAAGTTGGCTCCGACACCCGTAAGCTCTGCCGTAAGAGGCATCGCGGTGGGCGTTCCAGTGTTCTCGAACTGGGTCGTGACGTTGACACGAACATCGAGGATGATGGCGTTGTTAGGGACGGTGGCGGTGCTTGCTACACCAGTGCCCTGGTTACCGAATGCGACTGGAATCATGATCCATGACTGCTCCGATCCGGCTCCGGGAGGAAGATCGGAAAGCCGTGCCGCGTCATCCGCACCAACAGGTGCGCCAACGCGAACAGGGACGAGTGTTCCACCGGCATCTTTGACATCGACGGCTGTACCCGTGATGTTGTCGAGGTGGATGCCTTGAAGGCCAGAACTGGAATCCTGGAAGATCCAGAACGTATTTTCGATAGTACCGAGAAGTTTGCGAACGACGGACATGAGAGTCTCCTTGCGGGGGGGGGTTAGTCAAAAAGCTCCGCTTGAGGCACTCTGCCTCGTCAATCTATGGCTGCAATAGAGAAGCCACCGGAAACCTATGCTCGTCGGATGAGAGCCTGTATCGTGCCGACGCCCTGCGTCTCCCCACCACCGGGAGCGATGCTCACCCACAACTCCCCGAAGACGCCGAAAATGTCTCCTGGCGAATAGGCGAGCGTGTAGGTGGTGTTGGTTACGTCAACATCCACAATCGGGAAATACTTTTCCGGGGCTGCGTCTGTTCCCACGGAAACTGTGGAAGCTGCATCCAGGAACGGCGTGGAGAAGCTCAACCAGATTTCGAGGACTGAATCCCCTGCATCCAATGTAGTGACAGACACAGGAGAGCCAGCGTTCCACTGGAAAGTAGAAGCCACAGTCTCCACGGTTCCCGTAGGGATGAGTGCTTCAAGCTGTGTGAGGTTGTAGTTCTGCTCGTTGGCCCACCCTTCAACATCGACATCCACCGGGATGATTCCAGTAGAGTCCCGCCGCTCTCCTGCGGCTACCAGCTTTAGGGAGGCACGGGTCGTCAGTGCCCGAAGTCGAACGTACTGCGTCCCCTCGGATGCTGTGCCTGCGTTCACCACCAGTCGGATCAGGTAGGCTCCCGGCATATCGCAGTTGAAGAATCCTGGAGCCGGGTCAGCAGCGTTGCCGGAAAACGTCGCCATCGACCCCTCGGGGGCATAAACGATAGTCCAAGCATAGGTAGCTGCCGCGTCGATAGAACTGACGTAGACGTTGTCCCCGGCCCCTGCAAAGGACAGGTCATCACGGCTGTGCTCATCCACGTCAGTGGCGTGGTCGGCGTTCAGCCAGCTTCGGATTCGTGCTGCCATCAAGAAGTCTCCAAAGGAACCCTACCGGCCTGCGGGCATAGGCAAGACACCGGGCGAAGATTTAGGGGGTTCCGGTATACCCTCCGAACCGTATAGAGAGCATAGGAGGAGTCATGGCTTCGCAGGCATGTAAATCTTGGAAGGATGGGACGAAGCGTTTTATCCCTCGCTCTCGCGGTCGAGTAGGCCATCAGCGTCAGTTCGGTACTCATATGTCTCGGGCGGCTATGGCTGCCGAAGCGCGTACCGCAGAACGCTCCGCTCGTCGGGCGGGTAAGGTCGCCATCGAGGAAGGGCTGGCAGATTGGGAAGATGAAGAAGCCACACCTAACTATTGAACTGGTCCCCCGAGGACAATGGGGGGCTAACCTCCGGTCAGAGCTTCCGAAGGCTGAATGGGACCGTCTACGCAAGGCGACGTACAAGGCAGCCCACTACCGCTGCGAGATATGCGGAGGTAAGGGTCCCAAGTGGCCCGTCGAGTGCCACGAACGGTGGGACTACAACGAGGAAACCAAAGTCCAGAAGCTGGTTGGCTTGATTGCCTTGTGTCCCAAGTGCCATGAGGTAAAGCATATCGGAAGAGCGGGGGCTGTCGGAAGAGCACCACAGGCCGTTGAACACCTCATGGAGATCAACGGCTGGAGTGCTGACGACGCGATGGCCTATGTAGACGGTTGCTTTGAAGTGTGGGCACGACGGTCCCAAGAAGACTGGAGCCTTGATTTATCATGGTTGGAGGGTAGCTAAACCACTTTTCCGGGTAGTATGAAAGTGCCCATAAGGGCGACACACACACTACACAGAAAAGGAGGAAGCTATGCCTTCCCAAACACCAGACGGAACCGCTATTTCAGCCAACCCCTACCAGATGCGGTTCGACCTCCTCCATCTTGCCAAGGACATCCTTGAGCAGAACGCCCATATGGCCCGAGAGGACAAGTCCAAGGAGCGCAAGACCTACTACACCCTCGATGAAGTCATCGAGACTGCACAAACTCTGAACAAGTTCGTGTCCAACAAGTAGGGCGCAGGGGGCGGGAGTGTCGGCAAGGTACGCCCAAATCGCCGCGATTATGGACGATAGCCATAACGTGGCCTGCATTTTGAGGGAACTCGAAAGGCGACAGGTCTCCGAACTGATACTCCCGCCTCTACCCACAAAACAGGGAACAGCCGCGTATGTCGCGATCACTCCAGGGAAGAAGATGCGACAACCCTGGAATGGGGGTGAACTGGTGGATGCAGATTCCTCTTGGCCGTTGTGCATGGCGATGGAGGTATGGGATAGCGGCGACGGGTGGATGATCACCGTGCGCGGAGGTGATGAGGTAGGCCCTTTTGACACAGAGGACGACGCCCACCAGGAAGCGAAAAACCTCCTTGAAGAAGGGGGTGCCTTGTTGCTTCAGGACTCACCTTGGGACAAAGAGGACCAAAACAGGTTCCCGTTGTCACAGCCCTAAATGTAGAACTGGTTGGAAACATCCTCTCCGACAACAGGACGAGGCTTCTGAACGCCCAAACGGTCAACCGTAACCGTGTACGCCTGTGCATCGGAAACTTCCGGGATTCGTCTGTCCAGCTTCAAGGTGCTGGGGGAGATTCGCGCCTTCGAGCCAGAGGGCCACACTTGATGAGGAACCCCTCCGATGTAGAGGGTACGCCGTTTCCCTATGGGGCCACCCCTGCTCCCGAGTACATCCTGTAAACGGTAGCTTCCCTGGTAAGGGCCTGCGTGGATGGTAAGAACCTCCCCGTCCACGCACTTGCCCCAGTCAGCAGTAACGTCAGACACCGTGTTCTTGTCGAGAACGCGCAGTTTGCCTTCCAGGCCCGTAGGAAAGGTCCTGTACCAAAAAGCGGTGGGCTGCACCTCTACCAGAGGAAACGCCTGCACCGAAGCTACCTGATACCTGCCTTTGTTTTCCCCGGACTCGATATGGAACACCGCTCCGGGCCGAATCCCCTCGAAAGAAACCGAGGTGTCGGTGAAAAAGAAACGATTGGAGAGGACGGTCCCAGTCCCTGAAATGCGCTTGGCACCCAGGCACCACTTCCGCATGTCGTCGTAGTAGTAAGAATCGAGGTCGAGCGAAAGCCCGTTCTCGTCCGAGGCTATGACCCCAAACGCATCCGTGAAGAGGTAGCTGAACGAGTAAAAGACATGGGCTGGCTTCAAGGCGTAGAGAACTAACTTGGCGTTGTACTCGTAAAGGAAAGGGTCCAGAGGGAAGCTGTTGTCATTGTCGATCAACACCTCAACCTCGAACTGCTCCTCCAAAGTAAAACCGCCCGTAGGGTCCCGTGGCGGCGTGTACAGGTACTTTTCGATGATCCGGGCAGTCACGTTTGGATCAATCGCCTCCAGGCCCCCCTTCATGGACTTCTTGGTTGCACCCGCAATCAGCAGCGAAGCGATCTTCTTCAGGAAGGTCCGGTAAGGAACGTCACCTTCAATCTCGGGAATATCCTTCGTGCGAACAGTCGTGGCTCCCCCCTGCGGAAAAACCATCTCCCCAAGGATTTGCCAGAGGACTTCCGGGCGAGTGAAGTCCCACACTACATCCTTGTACTCTTCATTCATCTCGATCTGAAGCGCCGCCAGTTCCTTTGCCATCGCCTGGAACTGGAGGGTGTACCAAGGCCCGTTAGTGTTGGATACATAGTTGGACGGGAGGATAGCTCTGAAAGTTGCCATGAGGTGCTGGGTCAGCACGTTGATGTCACGCTCAAATCCCTGGCCTGTCAGCGGGTAAGGGGCTGGGTTTTGAGCCAGGGCAAAAGGAAGATCCGATACCGGGCGATCTCCATCATCGTCATCAGACATTTTGATCCTCGTCGTAAGTCAGCGTGAGTTCCCCCTGCGAGATGACTGATGTTGGGTTGACCACAATGTTCTTGGGACCCGAATCAGGACCAACAATGTAGGTGACAGCATAGGCGTGCTCGGTAGGAGACTCCCCAACAGGAAGGGAGACAAGAAGCCGGTTGGCAGTAAGCTCCACACGGCGAGCAACTCTTGAATCAGCCGTGGCATACCCTTGCGCGGAAAGGGTTGCATCATCCGAGTAGCCTTGGATGGAGCGCCCCTCGGATCCGATGAGGTACGCCTGTCCTGAAGCAAGGCCCAAGGTGCTCAACGACTCGGAGCTTTGAAGCAAGCTGATTTCCACCTCGTCCTGGAAGACGCCCTTGAAATCACCCTCGGCCCCTCCCCCGTCAACCGTGGCCGCCTCCAGTTCTTGGACAACGATGTAGACAACGGACACGTTGGTAGTAAGGGATTGCAGAAGCACAGAATCACTCGAAGCGTCTGTGGACAAGGCATCTCTTACCACCTGGGACCCCTCCTGACGGAGAAGGGTGGTGAGAGGAACCACAACATATGAAACCCCGGACGTGTTCTCGATAAGCTGAATCACGTCCGATTGACGAAGGGGGTTTCCGAGGCGCATGTTGCCGAAAAGGTTGGCGAAGTTCGTTCTCAAGAGAGAGTCAACTTGAGTCCGGTCCTGTCCTTTCTGAAGGATGACCGAGGCGCTTACGTCAACTGGAACAGGGATGGCTTCTTTTGCCAGGACATCAGCGGTGGCGTGCTTGGAGAAATCCAAATCCTGCTGTGCCGAAGACACGATGAGGTTGGTGGTGTAGGACACCGTGAAGTTCTCATCATGCGAATACGAGAGCGAAACCGTAGAGCCAGAAGGGATGGCACTGTTACTGGTTCGCCGGATACCCAAAGCCTGCGTTTGAGTCCCCGGATCGATGGAGTAGTCAGAAACTCCACTGGGGTCGTCAGGTCCCCGGTAGATGATGCTCCCGTCTTCGTTGGTGACCACAAGGGTGAAGTAAAGGGCACCCAGCTTTGTGACGTACTCGACATACTGGCCTGTCATGACATGCGTCTCATCCGTCACGTCTGTCAGGTCACCCGAAGGGATGAAGTTGCCAGAGCCGTCCTCGTACCCTGTGATGGAGAGGTACGCTTGGGCCAAGGACGAACGGCCTGTGAAAAGAGGCGCATCCGGGCGAACCAGCTTGTAGGATTCTTCAGGAAGGGTTCCGCTTACCGTCCCAACCACCGAGGTTATGCTTCTCACAGGTTGTCGAAGCAGAACAAAATCGTTCGCGGAAGCCTTTCGGTAGGCTCCAAGGACAACATCAGTCAGGTCGAGTGCGGGTTGAACAACATCGGTTGAGAGTTGGATGGTGTCGTAGGAGACGACCTCCACACCCGTTAGATCAAACACCTCCCCTGTTGAGATGTTCCGTAGCTCATACCCCAAATCAGGGTAGTCCAGCATCGCCGCTATGGGGGAGGAAGACGAAAGCGACGGATCCACAGCCCGGAAGGTGTAGTCGGAGGAGCTTCCGAGAACTTCAAACTGAATGTCCTGGAAAATCTCGAAAGAGAAGGCAAAGATGTCGGTGACGCTGGCGGTGTTCTCGCCCTGGACCCAAACATCCACCTTCCCCCCGTGATGCTTTCCGTCTGTTCCTATGTCTCGCTGCATCAGAGGGTCGCCTGCGGCTACCACCTCTGCCTTCAGAACACCTGCGGTGTCCGCTGCGGTCTGGAGGTAGCCCTGCGCGGTTCCTGAATCAACAGAGGCGAGGGCCGACAGAACTCGGGTTGTGAAGGCAAGGTTTGACTCCAAGTCCTCACCTCCGAACGCCGCTCCAGAGTTCGTGCATCCGATCTGCTGGTCTGCCGTAAGGTTGGTGACGAGTTGGTTGATCTGTCCCGCACCCACGTTTCCATTAGAACCCACCTGGGAGCATCGCACCGGCACCTCAATCTCGTACCGCCCCTTGGTGGGGTTGTAGGTGCTGGCAAGGTTTCCGAGGTCGATGGTTCCAGAACGGGTCGTTGCAAAGGTGGATGCACCACCCATGACCTGTGTTCCGATAGGAATGACCACCGAGGTAGTTGGTCGAGCCTTGACGTAAAAGGTGACCTCTGTGCGAGCCGCCTTACCAGTACGTCTTTTCATCCCGTAGTTCGACCCGTAAGCATCAAAAGTGCTGTCGATCAGGTCTTGTACCTGTACATCGGTGGTGTAGTACAAAGCCTGCTTCAAGCCCCTCTTGTACCCAGAGTGTGGGACCGGGATGGAAGTGCCTACCCCTTGAGGGTCGTCTACCTGGAGCATGAGAAGGGGGGTTCGGGCACGATGGTAGAAGTCCAACAAGAACCGCATACGCTCTGCTTCAGAAGCAAACGGGTCGATCACCGTGTCACGGAGAACGGAGCCTGCTTCCACACGGAGTTGGGGGTTGGTCCTGAAAATGTTGGTGATGAAGTCCGTGATGATGTTCTTCTTGGAAGGCGCGGGCAGGCTGATCATCGCCCCCGTCACCTTCAAGGGTCGTCCCACAACCTCTTCGGAAAGAGTGGACTCGTACTGTAGGTTGCGGAGAGGGTCGTAGTAGACGGCACTTACCGCGTAGTAGAGCGGATCTTCAAAGGGGATAGCGGAGAAAGCAGCGATTCGTACTGTCGCAGGGTCACTGGTGGGGCTGCCTGATCGACTATGGTTGAACGAATATCGAGTGGCCTCACGAATGGTGGAGTAGGTTCCGGTGAACAGGATGTCGCGAGCTATCTCGGGAACCTCAACCGTTTCGTCGTAGTCAAGTTGTTCAACTGTGCCGTCCTTATCAACCTGAACGCTAACGGTCTGGACATAGAGGGGGTCAGCCACAGGGGTTCCGTTATTATCCACCGCGATCTTCGAGTTCACCGTGAAAGACGCAAAGGCATCCTCCTCTTCTTCCACAACCCCGTCGGCTACAAGGTCTACGTTGATGCGGCTGTACCCCGTGCCGCCCCCGCCAGGGGAAGCCGAGGCATAGAAGTTCATCCCCTGGAAACCCACAACGTCTTCGTCCACCTCTGCCGAAATCTCAACGTAGTAGTTGTTCTGGGTGATCCTTATGTTGGTGGGGGAAGAAGCAACCACACCAACATCCCTGTCCGAAGACAGCGTGATCAAGGCTTCGATTTCAGTCGTCACGGAGCCGTTCGAGAGGATTCCTCGAATCAAGACGGTGTTCACCCCGCTCCTCAACAACAAACCATCCGGCTCATAAGAGGGGTTAGGGATAGTCCACTGGTGACCTGTCAGAAGCACAAGGGAAGGGTCAGACGAATAGCCGCTCCCGTTGACAGACACCTGAACATCAACGGTTGTGGTGGGCATCGTGCCCCGGAGGAACTGCCGGTCAATGGTGGTCGAGTACCGAAGGCTCTCCGCAGGCACCCCATCAGGGCCAACAATCAATGGTTTTGTTTGTGCCATCAGTACCCCTGATCCTCGCCAAGACCCGCAGCGTTGAGGCCAAGGGTCTGTCCATTAGTACCCGCCAAGGCCACCGCTCCGGGCGCGGTGTAGGCTATCGAGAGCCGAATGGGCCTACCCGAAGCGTTTTGAACGATGACGCTAACCAAAAAGGTGGTTGGATCATCCCCTTCTGCCACGTCAACGCTAACAACGCTGTACAACTGTTCCTGAAGGGTGAGGTTTTGATACTCGCGCAACTGCGACTGGACGCTCTTGACTTTCGCAAGACCCTTCTGGACGGATGCCTTGATTGTAAGGGCTGCGTCCCCAAACCTCTTCTGCCCGATGCTGTCCATAAGCCGGGTCCCATAGTTGGGGTGGAAAGGGTTTGATGCGAGAGAGGTGAGCAACATCTTCAAACAACTCTGGTAGAGGATGTCCTCGTTGTAGATGAGGACAGGCTGCCCCAAGGCATTGAAGCGGTAGTCATTCTCTACATACGTTGCGTTGCAGCGAGGGCACCTTTCTGGGGTTGAGACATAGCTGATTTTGAAGGTGCAGTGCCCTTTGATGGGGACTTGGAACACGGGGTATCTGCTAACCGCTGTGAGTGCGTTAGCCAGTTGAGGGCTGGGGTAGGTTTCCCGCTGCGTATGCAGCTTCCAGGGCGGGTAAAGCATCTTGCCTCGCGCACCTTTTTGAATCTCCCATCCCAAGGCATCCGCACCATCCCCTCCCACACGGAGGAATGATTCCGCTCCAATGGAGGCACTATCCAACAACCTTACAGCACCGTTGTAAGAGCCGACGGCCACTACCTCATCTACATTGGCAGATCGGATAGCCTTCAGAACATCCTTCAAAGATACGTTGTCTCCTTCAGGAAGGCGCACTTCAAAAGACCCTTTGCTTGCCGTGATGGTAAGCAGATTTGCATCCGGTCCTGACAAGTTGGAGCAGGTCTGGATTTGGAAGGGGGCGCTCCTGCTTCCAGTGAGAAGGGCTTGGCTGTAAAAGCCAGTGTTGGGGATGTAGTATTTGTCATCCACAAGGATCTGGACTGAATCCTGGCTTGCCACAGGCGCTTTCGTCCCTAATGAGCGCCTGTCACGAGACAGGTAGGTAGGCTCTTCAAGGATTAGATGGCTGCATGGCCAGCCGATTCGGAACTCGTAGGACACTGGACCTCCGACGGTCGTCGCCAATAGGCAGGGCACCGCCTACAAGCTGTTATCCCCTTCCCCATCGGCGTCGTCCAAAAGCGTCGGGTGAAAGGCAAGACCTTCCGTATTGACGGAATCTTCGTTGGCCGTCACGATGTTTGTGGAATCATCTTCGTCCATCGTGAAGAAGATGCTATCCATACGGGCAACCAACTGCGCTGTTGTGGCGGTGGGGTCAAACAAGACCTCGGAAAAGGGTAGGTTCCCCACAGCGGTGGCTTGGCCGCCCGCCTGGGAAAGCCATTCAAGCTCCTCCTGCAACTGCTCGACCAAATCACACTGCTTGAGTATCCGTCGCTCAAGGTCCGTGAACCGATAGGCAAGCTCCTGTTTGTAAGGCGCACGCAACCTGTGCATGGTGGTGACGTCACCGGGATCTTCGGGAGCAGAAGGACCACCCTTCCGACCCCACTTGTAAAGATCAACAGTCGAATCACCTTGCTGGGGTTTGGATGCGTCAAAGGGACCCCACGCAAAAGTGCCGGTTTCCAGGCTCACCAGACCACCACCCGGCTGATTCCTGACGATCAACTCATCTTTGGTCGAGAGGCCCGTCCGGGGGTTGAGGAACATGGAGATGTCAAACGGGTTGCCCCCCAAGGAAACGTAAGCCAGCATCAGCTTACCTATTGCCGACTGGTTGGAACTCACGGATAGAAGGCGGCGTTGGTTAGTGGCGTGGCCTGCCTCATCCTTGTTCCAGAACAAGTTCACTTCTCCGATCCGCTCTATCTGTGAACGGATCGCCCTTTCACGGGAAGACAGTTGACGCCGACCCTCCAACGCGAAGGCACGGCACGTCACCCACTGGGTACGCCTAAAGGATGCTCCGAAGGCCCAGAACCCCATCAGTCATCTCCCCCGCCACCCATGATGGCAGCGAGAAGCTCCAGGAGGATCAACGGAAGGCCACCAGCCGCAATAACCATCCCTCCCCCGTAAGCACTTCTGTCGTCCTCTGGCTTATCCGTAGCCATCACAAGGCCCTGAAGCAGCCCGTCAGTCCCGTTCTCTACCAGGATCAGCCCCGAGCAGGAGGGGAGGGCGAACATATCGATCATCCTCAAGAGGGACCGGATGTACTGGATGAGCATTTGAAGCTGGTAGATGCGCTTCTGGATGCCTTCGATATACCGGATGATTTCATCAACCAGTCCCTGGAGGCCATCCAGGATAGCCATGAGGAACCTTTCAATCTTGTCCAGAATCTCGTTCACAGGCGCGAGAGCTTTGTCGAAGGGGCGTACCGCAATCCAGCCTCCTGCGCTGCTGGGCATCATCCGGCCTTGCATGAACAAGATAGTCTCTGCGCTGTACATGACCTCATCTGGGAGCACGTTACAGATGTAGTCAGCCTTGACGCCGCTGGGAGTGCCTCCGTAAACCACGGGGATGGTTGAAGGCGCACTGGACGCCATAGCGTTGAGTGTTTGGTTGGGGTCTGGAATAAAGAGAGGACCCGGATCAAACTCCAACTCAGTGCCGTCAGCAACTCCCGGCGAAGATGTAAGCGTTCTGGGACGGTCAGTAGAGGACCATGCTTCCATCCGGTTCGGGTTGTCTGGACCCCAAGGAATCGCCGCCAGATTCCCGGCAACGCCTTTGGCGGCCTCTGTGAACGCCTCCTTTGCCACGTCGTTGGTTTTCCTCTGATACCCCACGCTCTCCAAGATGGTGTTGGAGGGGTATTTGGAGTCAATATCTGACCACTTGAACTCAAGCAGGTCCTTGGCCAAGTCCTCAACCACGCTGATAAAGTTTTCAGAGGGGTTGATCCTACGGTAAGCCGCACCTGCCCACGCAATAGCGTTGCGAAGCACTTGTGCGCGGAAGCCTTTAGGATTCTTTCCCCTGTACAGAGGCATCAGGTAGTTCTTATTTTCTGTGAGCTTCGGCCCAAACCCGCACTTTTGCTGCACCTGCATGGCAGCATTGCCCAGGGGGTTGATGGCTGCGTATCTGCTTGCGTCATTGAAAGCGTAGGCCGAGTCCGCAGTGAACTCACCCTTCTCCATGCCAGGGAAGTTGCTTACCAACTGGGCCGTCACGAAAGCGGCGGTGAGGGCTTCGATGTAGGCCATCGAACTGTCGGTTGGAAAGGTAAGCTCTACGGGGGCCGATACGGGGCCGATGTCCAGAGAAGATGCCCCATCTGGGTTAGGTTCTGGGGCCGATCCTTGGTCTCCTGGGTCCGAGGGAGGTGCCCACCTACCGGGGCCATACGGGGCAAAGGAGGTAGGCGTATCTGCCCTTGCAAGAGCGTCCTGTGAAAAGTTCCACAACCGATAGTCCTGCTCACCCATCTTCGTGGGGGCGACCATAGGCGACGAAGGACTACCCAAATCCTGGTAAACGGACTTGCCCAAAGCACGCACACGAACGTAGTAGGTCGGGTTCTCTGCATCTACCAACTTCACCGTCCCGTCGGAGTTGGTCTCTACGGTTGCGTGAACGGGCATCTCGGATTTCTTCAACATGATGGTGAAGGTGCCGCCGCCAAGGATTTTACTGATAGCTGTGTTGCTGACGAGCCAAGCCTTCCCGAAATAAGTCTTCTCCCCGTCCTTCATCACGCAAGGGGGGATCCACGGATCGTTCGGACTCATCGTAAAAAACATGCAGGTCGGGGAACCCCCCATCCACGGGGACCCGTCCGGGTCTACGAAGGTGCCGTAAGTGGAGGTGGTATCCGTGCCCTGGTACTCGGTATAGCCGCCCGCCTGAACGAGATCCCCAAACCCAACAGTGTCCATCGGGCTGTAGCAACGGAGAAGCCCTCCAGAAGCCGGGTCAAGAGAGTTTGCGAACCACCAACCATCCCCTGTTGCCTTGGGGTAGCAGCCCAAGGCGGTGAACCCGTCCCGGAAAGTGCTCACTTCGACAAGGAAGGCGCGTGGGGCAGCGTAGCTTGTGCCCGGTAGGCCGCCCGTAGGGGTAGGCAACGACCAAGATATAACAGCCTCTTCAGGAACCGACCCGCTTCCCGCCAGTGCGTCACCGAGCGCCTTGAAAGCGGCCATTCCAGCCCCCTCCGTACCATAAGACACTGTGGGGGTGGAGCATCTGGGCAAAGGGTTAGTCTTCGTGGCGGGCATCCCTTTGAAGAAGTTGATGATCTTCATGATGAGCCGGATCAGGTCATCAATGTCCTGTCCAGAAATGTAGAAGAAGGCAGCCACCGCCGCCGAAGACGAGGACCAGTCGGGACGGTCAGGGTCTGACCGGTCCACCAGTCGGCTAATCATCCTGGTCTGGTATGCCGTGAAACCGCCCCTCAAGTCCTTGAAGCGGTTGCTGAACTTGAACAGGTGATGGTCTCCGTGGATATACAAGCCCAGTTGTCGAAGATCATTGATGATGTTCCTGATCTCTTCGATGATGGCTTCGATGATGGCGCGGATGGGGTCCAGCAAGCCAATCAAGAACGCCTTGATGATGTTCAGGATGAACTGGACAATGTTCAGGATGAGCAGCAGGGCTTCGAGAACCGAATCAATGGCCTCGATGATGGGCCGGATGGGTTCCAGTAGCTTGCTCAAATCAGGCTGTACTGTAAGCCACCCCGCCTCTCCGCTGCCGCCTTCAGACATAACTCACGCCCCGCCGCCGTTCTTCAGCCTTTGGAGAGCGATATGTAGCTGGGCCATCTCGGCATGGTCTCGCTCGACCTGCTGCTCAAGAAGCACAGCGACCTTTCCGAGAGCTTCTTTCTGCCTCTCCAGAATAGGGCTTTTGACTTCTTTTTCCTCAACATCAGTCCAACCCCCGACGTTGATGCCTTTCGAGCGCAGTTGCTCTCGCATCCTTTTGATGTCGTCTTCTACTGACATTGGCGTCTCCTACCCGAAAGGCCCTACATACACTTTACCGGTCACTTGTTCTTGAGGGCTTTCTTCTGCTTCACAAGGATCTTCTCTTTCACCAACTTCCGGCCAAGCCGCCTTTCAGCCCTGTCTGCGATTTGAATAGACCCATCCCCCCAATCAGCCCGGAACTGAATCCAGGAGTACCGGATTCCCCGAAAGTCATCATCATTGGAGAGGACGTCGTCCAAGAGGTCCGGGAGGACCGGGCGGCCTTCCCCGGTAGAGAAGCTGGCATAGAAATCAGGGCCACCGGTCGGCTCTGAATCAAGTCGCATATCCATGATCCAGAACCTACGGTCCAGCAACGAAAGGCAATCTTGGTTGCTGGCAAAGGGCTGGTACTCGGTCAGCCCTGTCAGGCTCTTGTACAAAGCGTTGTAGATAAGACCCACTCCGTCAGAGGTGTCTCCCGGAGTTCCCAAATCATCAATGTGTTCGTCCCGCTGGAAAACGTAGTAGGAGCCGCCTCGGTAGTTGTCCCACCACTCGTGGATTTCTTCGATCCACGACAGCATACGTTCCCGCATGAACAAAACGAGTTCGGCAGCCTCATCCGAAAATACGGGGGAGGGCCGGATGATCTTGTATCCAAAGGGGGCGATGCTGTTGTAACGATTGTAGACCCCTCCAGGGAAATCGTAAGGGCGCTTGGCAAAGGAGGGGTCAGCCGGGTCCTCGACGTAGGAGGTGTGCCGCAACATTTGCTGCCCCTCTTCTCCTGGAACGGGTCCGGGTTCGCCTATCGACCCTTTGACTTGGGGGAGGACAACGTATCCGTTTGCAGGCGGGTCAGACCCAAAGATCACGTCGCTTGACGAGTCATCGCCACCACCTGCAAACCGGCAAGTACCGTCCACCTGCAAACGGCCTGTAGTAGAGTCCTCGTCCCCCAATACCCGGTAGAATCCCCGGTTATCATCAAGGATGGCAGGTCCCCCCTGCATCCAAGAGCCATCCAGCCGCTCCTCAATACTCGTATCCCCCATCGGGCGCTTTGCATACTCGGCGGGGTCGTACAAGCTGGTACGCCTCAAAGGATCTTGCCCTGCGGGGTCGATGATAAGGTAGTCACCCTTTTGGACTCCCAGCGCCTCCCATGCGCCAGCCCCTGAAACATCAGAGTCTCGGAGGGTGTTTTCCCTATCCACGAAGCCACCCGTAGTGTTTACATCGGCGGGGTTGTAAACCACCTCCCTTTCGTAAACCACCTCATCAGTCAGGTACTCCAGAAGTTGCTCGTTAGACTGTTCATGAGGAACCGGAGCTTGTTGGAGGTAGACCTCAAAGTACGATCCGATGTCCGGGGCTGCGTCACCCCCGGACATGCCGGGATACTTCAGAATCAAGGAGTTGGACGTGAGGACCCTGTCGATCTCGACAGTCTCCAGCAGGCTTCCATCAGAGTCGATGACGCGAAGCATGTCTCCAGGATGGATGTTTACGGCAGGGTCGTTGAAGTCGCCCACGTTCGTAGCTGTTCCGTCAGCCCACACACTTGTATCAGCAGTGTAGGTGCGTGTGGCAGCATCATAAGAACTGACCGCACCCCGGCGAATCTCATACACCAACTTCAAACGGTCAATATCAGCAACAACCCTGTCTTGGATTTCATGCCACCTGCGAATACGCCGCACAAAGAACGAGGCTCTCTCCGAAGGCATAAACGCTGAAGTAAAGTCGCTGCTGTTCCGTGGGCCAATGTTCTCGTAGTCCGTGATGGTGTGGTCAGCGTCCACAACGTGAGGGAAGGACTGAAGCAGGCTCTTGGCTGTTCTCGGGAAGGACGGCTCCAGGATAAGCCCCGCCACCCCGGAGAAGCCCTTATGGTCCTCTCCGTCATCGGCCAAGTCATCCCCTGTCCAGAAGAAAAGCCCAGGAAGCACACAGGTGAGGTTGTGGTCGTAAGTGTAGACCGCAGCAGGGTCCACCACCAAAGCACCGGTCAAATCAAACTGAATCTCGTTCCATTGAGGATCTACCGCATTGTTCTGGATATGGCTGATGTCAATGTAGGTGGCGACCCCTTCAATCTCATTGTCGGCTGCCTCATTGCGCCACAAAACCGGGGCCTTCAGGTCGGCCTGGAATGTCGCCGGATCAACAGGAACAGGAACCCGGACACCCAACACGGTGTCAACGATGGCCCCCGTGTGGACAATCTCACTCAAGTCAGAGTCCCACAGCACCACCCGGCCCGTGTTCTCGGGGGAGACATTGGCGGGATCGGGAAGGTTGTTGGTGTTCCGCATGGAAATCCACCGGAATCCCGCACAAACATTCGCACCGTGCTTGTCGGCAGGGGCACCTTGGAAGTTGTTATCTGGCAGCGACCTGACAACCCCGTGGGAGTCTGTGTAAGTACCGAAGGAGCCGATGGGAAGGTACTGCATCCCCGAGAGCTTCTGGCCCACTGCAAGCACGTCCTCAAACATGTCCCAGCTATTGGTAGGGGAGAGAGGGTCAAGCATGTCCCCCTGCGCGTTTTCGGGGGGATTCAAGACGCCGTACTGGAGGTGGAACTCGGAGTTACCGTCGGCATCCGTGAAGACCCCTGTGTACTGGACCTTGTACACGCAATCCTTGTCGATCTCATAGCCTGCCGGGAGCAGGACAGAATAAGCCGACTTGAGGACCAGATAAAGCTGCCCCGACGCCGGGAACGCATGGCCTGTTGGGGAGTAGTACACCGATGGGAGGGCACCCTTCACAGTGATGGTGAAGGTGCTCCCTGCTGAATCGTGGTCCCACTTGAGGACCGTAGGGAAGGGAAGCTCCAACCAGCCTTCCTGACCGGCATAGACCCCCTTTGACAGACCTCGGAGGCTGGGAGTTCCTGCGGCATTGTCTGGCTCGAAGGCGTAGCGAACGACGTAGGTGCCGCTCCTGGTACAACCAAAAAGACGGTTAGTGCCCGAGTCCCAAACGCCAGGGACTACAACAATATCCCCTGATTGAACCTCTCCCACAGACCCAGCCAAAATACTCGCGCCTGTGTTTAGGATGTAAGACCTTGCCCCTTGGTAAGCCGCGTCTGTGAAGTCGTGCTCATAGTCGTAGAACGAACCCTCGCCCAGACAAATCTGGTAGTTCCCTGCACCTGTGGGGTCGTCAGTGGACAGGTCGGAGGACGGGGCAGCCGACAAGAGGATGTTCTCGATTCGAGCGGTGGCGGGCACGACTTGATCGACAATGGACTGGTTGCCCCACTCAAAGGGCATCACCCGCACACGCCCGACCCCAACGCCTGCCCCTACGAAGGTTCCTACATAGGTTGTTCCCGCAGAAACGATGTTGTTGGGGTCTGGGCCGACTCGGCTACGGAACTTGAACCGAACATTGTCGTTGGTCTCCTGGACCTCGTTGACGGAACTGGCGAACTGGGAACCCGGCTTCCCCATCTGGGTCTCGATGACGTTTAGGTTCAACCCCATGTCTACGGTGGGGTTGTTGTTCGCAGGGCGGGAATCAACAGGAAGGGCCGTGGCAAAGGAGAGGCTCTCCTGAAAAGTTAGGCGATCCCCTCGGATATAAGCGTCCCTCGAACCGTAGTTGGACCCCGGAGCAGCGGGAGGGTTGAAGTAGTTCGAGGTCTGCGTGGTCATGTAGGTGTCCACGCTGATGTTGAAGTCGTAGTAGTTGTTATTGACCAGAGGACCGGCTGGCGACCCCAAGGTGGCCCCAAGCAAGGAGGCGTTCGACTCGAACATGATCTTGAACGACCCGTCCAGGTTCCAGCCGATGCCTGCCATGATCAAGTTGAGAGCACCTGCGCCCGGAATCCAAACACCATAAGCGGCAAAGGCCGACGGGTTGCGGAAAGCGAGCTTGCAGATCGTCGGGTCACCCGCAAAGTTGGGGTCCGGGTTGTAGAAGGTAACTACACAGGTGTTGAGGCCCGCCCAAGTAGCCCACGAATCTACAATCAGCTTCTGAAGGCCGCCCGTAGTGGCCGGGTAGGGGGTATCGGAGCCGTCATCCAAGACATACCTGTTGGCGGGGTTCCCCAGCCATGCTGAAGACACGTCAAACGTGATGAGGTACACCCCTGCGCTGAAAACCTCGGTGACCTGACACCCAGAGGTAGCGGCACCCGCGCCCACGTCCCAGGCCGTGTTGAAGCCGAAAACATTCTCGGCCATGTACCTGTGAGGCACTGCGAGAGGTGCGGTGAGGGCTGGGCGGCTTGCCGTCACAAAACGGGGCGGCTCGAAGTACGGGTTCGACCCTACAAGGTTAGCGGCTCCTCGAACAGCACCCACAGTGATGATGCCCTGGCCGCCTGCGGGAAGGCCGGAACTCTCCTGTGGGTCGCCAGCACCTCCGTCATCCGGGCACTCCACAAAGACAAGATCATACGGACGCAGGGAGCCAGTCAAAGTGCCTTGGACATAGGGCGTCGTGCCAGTCCAGGGCATCCAGTCTGTGTCCGAGTAAAGGGAACCTGCATAGTTAGGAGGCCCAAGAGCACCGTCGCTCCACTCTCCGATAGAGCCGTCGCTGATGAGGAACTCATCCGGGTAGACGGCCCCCCAATACTGGTTCGGCACCTGCCCCATCCAGGTAGCTGCCGGGATGGGGTAGGTTCCAGGAGGGGCTTCTGCTTCAGCGAAGAACTCGATGCTTTGCCACACCTCGTAGAGAGCCGAAAGCTCCGTCACCGTTGTTGAGAGATAGGGGATTTGCACATCCCCTGAATCATCACGGGCCTCGCCCTTGAGGCACGGAAGCTCCAGAGGAGTTTCAGAGGTGTTGATGAACGACACCTCTGATTCAAGACAAGAAAGAGGTTTGGGAGGCTGCTGCCCCATCATCTCCTTCAAGGGGAATCCGAAGATGTCTTCAGAAGACGGGAAGCTCAAATCACGGTACTGGCTCTTCAGCCGTGCAACGGACAGATCAAACCCCATCCGGTAAGCAGACATAGCTTTTGACGAGAGGGCCATGTCCTCGATGCCAGGAGGGTCGCTCGCTGCGCTGGCCTCGTCCATTGGAAGGGCAGACCCTACAAAAGCCGTGTCGCCATACTTGGCCTCGAAGTCGCCCTCATCACTCTTCTGGATGGAGGTTCCAGCGATTGCGGTTCCATCCTGCTTGCCCAAAATAAGGATAGCGCCCCCAATCACCTCGGCCACAAAAACAGGCGCTTTGATAGGGCTGGGCGGCGTCAGGCCAAAGAGGCTCGGGTAAGTGACAGACGTATCAAAGAGGTCGAATACCTCACCTGTCGGGATTCCGAAGCGGAGGCGCTGTCCTGCTTCAAAACCAGGAGTGGAGAGTTCAAGGCTTCCCGTTGAGAGGTCGCTCAAGCCCCCCTCAAGCTGCGTTGCAAGCTGGGCAAAGTCGGGAAAGCCCGTATTCGAGTCGATGGGGAAATCCACGAAGTCAAGAGGCGTGCAAACAAGTGTTGCAGAGCCAACTGTGGTCCCTGTCAGACCCGCAGCCGAGATGGCGTCATCGAGGTCAGGGTCGCCTTCTGGGTAGTAGGCCCAGATCCGGGCGCGAGGGTAACGGTCATTAGGAACGACCGAGACAATCCCCTCTATTGTCCCGATAGCAGGGTTTGCTATCGGCCCGATAGAACGGCCAAAGGTGCTGGCGACCTGTGCTGTAACCTCACCCGGATTGGGGCCGGGAACATCCTCCATGCGGGCGAAGCCGTACACTCCTGGCTCATTCGCTTCGGAGTTGGCCCCGATCCCTGGGAGCAACCGAGTGAACGCCTTGGTGCGTTGCGGGTACAGGCGAGAAAAGCGGTTCTTCTCCCACATTTTCTCGAACTTTGCGATCAACTCAATCTTCGGGAAGGGCGGGAACAGCGAGAACGAGATGGCCGTCTTCATCCTGATCATCAGGATGTCGTCCATGTCATTCTTCACCCGGCTCCGCTGAAGCTCCATGAACAACATGAGTCCAAAGGGATCAGGAGGGATGCCGCCCGTCTTTCCGGGATACACCAAAGAGGTGGGGTCAAGCGGGAAGGCCGTGGGAGGCAAGTAGAGGGCGTCCTCTTCCGTGTAGTAGGCCCCACCCAAGCCTGAAGCCCAGGATTCAATAAGGTCCCGCCAAATCAGCCGTGGGTTGAGGAACCCTGTGATTTCGTCTTCGTAGCCTGGGAGAGCGTAGCGGACTCCCCGGCCAACGAAGAACCGGAACTTCCCATCCCGATCCCCGATGATCCTGCCGTCAATGTTCTCGTGAATCTGCTCCAAGGCAACAACAATGTTGTTGTAGAAGGAGAGATAGACTCGCGCACCCCGATCCTGGTCGAAAAGGTCTTGGACCTCGCTCCGAAGCCCCAAGATGCCTTGCTTCTCGATGTCGGCTGATCCAGGAAAAGCCTCCGGGGGGCCTCCAGTCTGAGGTCCTGACTCAACTACCTTTTTGACAGCAATCCCCTGGACCTCGGAAAGATACTCCTCCACCGGAAGGGTGCTTGCATAGAAAGAATCCGGGTTTCGGAAGCAATACTTGGCAAGGAAAGTTGATCCCAGGATGCCGTTTTCGCCCGAGGGGACGACCATAGAAAGGTGCTTGGATTTATAGGAAGGGGCCAGAACGGCGTCATCTTCGATGACGGGATGCACCACCTCTTGTTTGGTGTATTGGAGAAGGAGCCGCTCACCACCCTTCAAGGCTCGTTGCTCTGGACGCATGAGGGAAACACCCCCGGTAGATGCGTCAATCATGTAGTGGATGCCCGCCACCAGTTCCTTACCCGGTAGCTCGTTACCGCTTGAATCAGTGGACCCAAGCAGAAACAGGGCAAAGCCTTCCGGGCGAATGAAAGGGGAAATCCCCTTGAACTCATACGGGTTGGGGCCGTACACCGGACGCACCGAAATACGAACCGCATCCACCCCAAAGACCATCTTCTTGGGGAGGGGGGTGGCGAAGCTGACAAGGGTGTACCTGCCGTCTTCCGATAGCGTGGAGTTGTCGATCAGAAGCGGATAGCCTCCCAACTCCATTAGATGGCGAGTGGCCGTGTAAGTCCGAAGGTCGCCCTTGAAAATAAGCTGCGTGGCGAACTTGTCAGCGGGTGCGTACTCCGCATCCACCGACATCATAAACCCCGTGTAGCCCCCACCAGGGATGGCGGCCCCTGCGGGGTCAATGACCACTGCCACAGGGTCGGCTGTCAGGAGTGTTGGGAGGTCTTTCCCCGGTGCGTATGTACCAACCGCAGTAGAGGTGGGGGGCCAGATGCCCACTACAGTGACGTCCAGTTGAGGGTCGTAGGAAGTCCCCGTGATGTAGAAGGGGGACGGACCCAGAATCATCAACTGGCCTGTCTGAAGGGTGTCGCGCCTATCTCCTTCCAGGGTGAAGTCACTCTGATCCTTGTCGATCATGAAGGGGGGACGCCAAACCGGTCGGAGGGAGGTGTCATAGGCCATCTCCCCACCAAATGCTTCGTAGACCCCGTAGTTGATCCTCACGCTATCCGCAGCGTCCACAGGGGACTGGAAAGCAATGGTGGCCGTCGCATTGTCAATCGTGCAGGTGACCGCGCCGCCGAAGTTCTGGAGTTCAACCCCAGCCCAAACCATTGGATCAACCGTGTCCGCGATTGTACGTCCCGTCGGGTTGAACGTAAAAGTGGAGTCATCCACTCGCGTACACTCTTCCAACTGGACGTACAGGGGGAGTTTCTCCGTTACCTCAACGTAGTTTCCGTCCTCATCTTCTTTCCGTACACCTGCCATGTCGGACTGAAAGTAGTGAGCCTCAACAATCTGGCCCTCTCGTAGCGGGCTGTTGAAAAAGATAGACCCACCAATAGGGTTCATCCGTACATCAAGGGACCCTTCAGTGACCATCTGCTCCACGAAGTAGAGGGTGTCCCCCGACCACGCCAAGGTAGCGGCCTGGGAGAGAACCAGCGCCCCTGTGGACGGGTTGGCGAGAGCGGTGTTTGCGGGAGCGTATTCCGGGAGAGCCTGATCGTAGTAAACCACCGCAGCGGCATTATCCGCGAGGGTGTCTTCTCCAAACTGGATGTCTCCAATAACAGGGACGACGTTTACAGTGTCGCCCGCGATAGGAGTGGGGAGAGGCGCTCCAATCGTAAGAAGACCGTCGCCCGAAGCAGGGTAGTCAGTGGTGTAAGCCCGACCCTCAACTCGAATCGAGAAGTCTTCAGCCAAAAAGAACGGATCGGAAGTATCGGGGACTCGAAGTCCTGATTCAGCGATGACACCGATTTCGATGCCAGTGGTGATGTACTGAATCTGGTCTTGGGTCGAGGGGGAGAAATCCAGTCCAGCCCGAACCCATACAAGACGATTGTTCTCCCTCGCCTTGCCTACAACGGCAGTGTAGTCAGGCTCATTCGCGACCACCTCGCCAATAGCGGAGAGGACCTTGATCTCAAAAGGTTCGTTGAGCAGGTGGTTGAAGGGATCCAACACCACGTCTGCCACGACAGCAGGATCGTACACGTCACGGGTTTGCCCCTCATAGATTCGCCATTCCGCATAGCTATGGCTGGGGGTCAGGGGACCTGCGGAGGCGGGGAAGCCTGGAGTGACCACCAGGGAACCAGTAGGGGTATCCACAGCGGTTATCGTGTAGATGCCTTCTGCATCCCCCGTAAGGATATGAAGCAGAAATCCTGGCTCTGGAGGCCCTTCGGGAACCTGAACAGGGTCATGCCAGTTTGAGATGTTGTTGTCGCTGAACGCAGGGCTGGCCACCGTAAACTGGCCCGCGCCTCCTGAAGCAATCTGGACCCCGACGACGCTTACCAGAGGGGCAAGCCCCGGACCCCCATTGCCGGGAAGAAGGAAATCCTCTTTCCACACAAGCTCCTCGAAGCCCTGGCTGGGCTGCTTCAAGTACAACCCGTACCCTGAATCAACAGGCTCCATAGCCGCCGACGAGATGGTGTCGGGGAGGGCGTACTGGGCTGCCAAGGGCAGGTTATCGGCGGGAGCCAAAATCCGAGTAGCTGACTGTTCCGCTACATCAACCCACTGAATCCGATCCTCTTGGAACTCGTAGTAAATGCCATCGTAGTTCCTCAAATCACGAACGAAGAGGCCCTCTGTCCGACGGAAATGGACATCAACATCGAACCCCGGCAAGTCCACAAGCGGGTGGTTCATGACGTTGTAGAACGGGGTGGCGGGGATGTTCTCTGTGAGAATCTTCCCAGTCTCCCCGCCAAAACGCCACACCGAACGGTTGTCTGGGTTGTTGTTCTTCCGAGAAAAGTTCTCCGGGCTTCTATGAAGGCCAAAGGACATTCCGTTATCTGGAAGCCATAGCTGGTCATGCGCGGCAGAGAGCCGCCAACCAGGAAGCAAGCCCAAAGCAGCGTGGCCCCGAAGGTCATCAACCGTCAGCTTGGTGTTGAGCCAGCTAATCTCGATAGTTGATTGGGCCTTGATGTAGACCCTTCCCCGCTCCACTCCAACCTCGTAGTCAGTGACGGGAACGCCGCCCGCTGCTTGGATGGCGTGATCGAGAGAGTCCCGAACCTTATCCGCAGTCTGGGGGCCGACCCCCATATCATTGATCCAATCCACCGTGATGCTGTCATTGAGCGCAAAGCGAATACCCTCATCCCCATCGGGAAAGATAAAAGGCTCACGGACCCTCGTCCAAACCACAGGCTCGTTGCTGTAAGTGCAAGGGGTCACCTCCGCTTGGATAAAATAGAAGGACTGCCCTATGAAAACCGACCTCTTTATCTGAACCTCGGAAGCTGACACGGCTGAAGCAGGAGCCGAGGTGCTCCATTGGCGAGCGACCTCGGCCCGCTTGAAAGGGACAGTGACGTGAAGAGGGGAGAGGTCGGCTGCATACTCGACAACCTTCGTGTTCTCCCAAGCCTGCTTCCCGCAGAAGAAGAAGGAATCCCCATGCCCATCCACCTGACGTACCAGGGCGCTCCCGTTAGGGCGCGTGTCCGGTTGGAGGGGTGCGGTATAGTTGGGAATGGTCCCGCTACCGTCCGGGACCCAACTGACCCCAGAGCCGCCCGGTAGCGGAAAGGGTCTGCTCAACGGCAGAAACACCTTGCCCGAAGCAGGGATGCCTGTCGCCACCGTATCCCCTGTCAACTCGGTGCCGTCTTCCTTCACGCACACAACAGGTGCCTTGATGGGCACTGGTTGTGTGTTCATCGCAATACCGTCGTAGTAAACCCGTGCTCCCAGGTAAGGAAGCTCGTAGTCTGCCGCATCCCCACTGGCAGTGGAGGCTCCGGGTGTGGCCCGGTCAATATCCGCTTGGCTGAACACCAAACGGCCAGTCGTCCTTGACCATGCGACCTCCCCTTGGGCAACCGCAGCGGATGCGGGAAGATCGCTGTCGGCGTCATATGCCGCAGGAGTGAGGTACTGGCGTGATCCAAAGCGGACAAGAGGGCGGTCGGTAGGGCCGGGGACGGGGGCGAGGGCTGCCTCCGTGGTAGCCATGTCTCGCAGAGATCCCAAATCCCCATCGTTGGAGGGGGTGAACTGTTCTGGGGAGTACCAGACATCAAGCCCTGCCCGCAGCGCGATGTAGTCGGGAGAGAAGATCATGATGCCGTTCTTCTGCCCTACGACAGCGTCCACACCAAGGGCTGCCCAATCGGGGCCTGCCGAAATAACCGCGTCCGCAACGACCAGGACCTCTGGGTTGTGGGCTACCGCATTGAAATCCATCCCTACCCGAATCAGGGAGTAGGTGTCTTGGGTCGCCCCCACGGGGAGGGAATCCCCTGCTTCAAACCGAGTGGGTCGCGGGAAAAGCTGGTACGAACCATCGCTCTTCAACTTGCCAAGGTTGCGGGGGAGGGAACCCTTCAGAGGCTCCCACCGCCCCACCTTGCCGTTCCAGCCAAACCGATTCAGATACGGGTCGTTTCGGGTCCACCAGAACGTAGGAGGGGATACCCGATAATAAACGGCGATGATCCGATCTCCGCGTTCGACAGAGAAACCCCCGCCCAGCCCCGTTGAAAGGGCGTCGGAACTGAAGGTCACAACCCCAGTGGCAGGGTTCTGGTCATCAATCCCGGTGAGGACGTTGCCCCCGTCAGGGTTGAAAAGTGTGGACTTCGGCCCGAACCCGACAGGGAGAGGGCTATCCCCCCGCTGAACTACAACCGCGTCTATCGCATGAAGACTCCGTTGGAACTCGTCTTGGATAAGAAGCGACCCGGACCCGTCCTCGTAAGTGATCGAAGGATCAAGAAGATTTACGACTGAAAGGCTTCCGGGCAGCGGAGAGCAGAAGCCGGGATCTCCAGAAACATCCCAAGTACCAAGGGCCGTGTCCTCGGAGATGAGAGAAAAGTTGCTCGTGTTCGCTGACCAAAGGAGGTACTCCTCTTTGCCTGATTCGGGGCGAAGCAGGACGGCTGCCCGGTACATATCGGCAAAGGGGGCAACCGGACGTTGGTGTACCGGAAGGAAGTAGTTGAAAGCGGAAGGGTCCGCGAGGGGGACATGGCAGCGGTCCACCCCAGAGACGGCCTCCCCAGTGGTGGTTGCATTTGCAGGAGCACTTCGCGCAGGACGAAGCACATAGCCATCTATCTCAAGACCCATCTCTCTACACCACCACAGTCTTGCTGGTGCCCATCGCAGCCATAGGGGCAGGAGTGCCGACAGAGCCGCCAACACCCACACCAGTCATGGCAATAGCGGCAATACCGTTACCGATACCGGCAGCCAATGTACCGGCTTGCAGCCCTACAATCCCCAGGGCACCAAGATTGTTGGTGAGAAGCCCGATGAGAGAGCCAGCGTTAGCAAAAACCACCTTGGAGGCATCCGCTCCGTTCGTGGCTATTGCCGAGCCTCCTACATATGTCGCAGAGGCGTTGAAGGCATCACAGAACCCTAAACCGATGGCATTCCCCATCTTGGCTGCACTCAAACCCAACAGCCCAACCCCCTGAAGGGTTCCAGGCAGCGGCATAACCATGCACTGCATCTTCCCGTTGACCAGACCCCCTCCAGCGGTCCCTACAACTAAACCCTGGGCCTGTATACCTCCTGTCTTCACCCATTGGCCCACAGCGTTGCCCACCGCCCCAGCGACTGCCCCCCAGGTAGGCCCATTGAGGTTAGGTGCCCCAGCAGTCATGATTGCTGTGGTCACAGCCGATGAAACGATTGCCATTTACGCTCCGAAGCGAACGGTTGAGTAACCTACCGTACCGCTGGAGAGGAACGGCCTCCCTGTAAGACTGTCAATACACCCATCACTGATTCCAGCCCCCATGAATATCCCAGGTGCGGCCAAGGTTGCGAGGGAGGTGGTGACGGTCGTAGGTGAAGGGGTAGAGGTCTGAACTGGAAGGGTTGAAACGATAGAAGCGCCGCCCGCCACTGCTTTGAAGGACAGGTTTCCTACAAAAGCAGTGGAAGCCATTCCCGTAGTGGGGGAAACGGTGATGCTGTTATCAACGGGTTCTATGCCTGACCCCAGACGAAGCCCCGACCCAAAACCCATGCCGGGAAGGGAAGTACCCGTGGCCTGGACCTCGAAAGCCCCCACAAGAGACTCCCACTCTTCCTTGTGAGAGATTCCAGAAGTGGACGAGGATCCGAACTGGACGGATTTCTCGTGTACAGGCATCGCTCCCAGGATGCCTGTGGCCGGGTTCGCGCTAAAAGTTTCGGTAAGAGAACATCCGTTGAGGGGGAGGCCATCACGCTTACCGCCATAGCTAACGGAGCAATCCCCGGTGTACATGAAGTTGCCTGATTTGGCATTGACCGCGAACTGATCACCGGATTTGAACTTGATCGCACTCGTTACGTTGTGAACCTCGGACTCACAGTTATCAACGATGACTTCCGGGGAAGAGATGTTGGTGGTCTTGGCTGATTCAATCTTGGTATTGGAGTCTGATTTGACATGGACCGCAGGGTTCTTGGCTGCTGCGGCGGGGGAAGCTGCGCTACCTACGGTGGAAGGTGCTGTTCCGTGGATCAAGACGGCGGCTGGAGTCTCCAAGGTGATTCCGAAACCGTCAGCATTTGCCCCATCACCATGCACCAAATCAAGGGACCCTTCATTAGCCTCCAGGGTCAGACCCGAGCCGCCAGCCGCAATCGTCTGCCCATTTGAATAGAAGGTCTGGGCCGTGTCCGATCCGGCACCGCTGAAGTGGGATCGGAAAGCACCCCCCTTGGTTATGGCCATCCAAGACGGCTCACCGTCAGGGTCATCAACGCTACGGACAACAACCATCCAGGCCGCCTGTTCTGATTCAGGTTTTCCAGCGGCGCTGACGAGTCCAGGCGAAACCGTTCCATTTGCATTGTAAATCTGCGGGACCACAGGCAGCCCGTAGAGGGGGGATTCCGTCCCGAAAGGTCTATTCCCAATGTAAGTGCCGAGAACCATCTCCACGTCAGGCATCTTGGGAGATTGCGCCCAGCCTTGAACATCGCCAGAATCACTATCCACGGAGGGCGGGTTGAGGGGCAGCCGGTCTACATCAAAACCATCGGTCTGCTCTGTCACCGGAAGAGTGCCGTCATCCTCATAGCTGACTTCAATCCTGTACTCGGAATACCCGTCCCCCGTAGACATGTAGGGATTGGTTTGGCCGGTCGAGCCAACCTGATTCACAACCGTGCCGTTGTAAATGCTGTCAGACACCCGACCGATGAGGTCACCGGAGGAGTTGACGAACCCTCCCCGAGCATAAGCCGTGTAAGGGTCCAGCCAAGGATTGAAATGACCCGTAGGAGTGTCCTCCCGCGAAAAGAGCCGCTCCCCTGTCTGTGCCCTCTGAAAAATGGGGGCGGTCATCAGGCTGTTCATGGGGGCGTAGTCGGTAGGCATGTTCCAGGAAGGAAGGTCTCGGCCATCCGAAAACTTCTGTGCCCAGCCGCTCCACCATTGCTGCGCGAAAAGCATGTATGCAGGAATCAGGACATCACGCTGCGCGATTCCCGCGTACACCCGGAACCCGGAGCCTGCATGAAACTGTTGCTGGGACCGGAGTATAAGGGCTTGGTCTTGGTCCCGAAGATGGATTTCACTGCCTCGACGGTTCGTGAGAACCGCTGATTCAGTAAGAATCAAATCAGATCCCTGGGCAGAAGATATGAAGGCGTTGCCCTCCTCCAGCCGGGGACCCTTGAAGCGAATAACAGGGGCGTAGGGACCTGCCGTGAGCTTGGTGCGAAGAGTTGGCTCGACCTCCTCCCCCGAGAAAAGAGCAACGGGGTTCCAATCAACCCCCATCCGAGGTGCCGAAGGAACCCAGGCAACAATGTAAGGACGGGTGTTGGAAAGGGTGGAGGGGGCAAACCCGACAATGCACTGGTCGTTTAGCTGGGGCATCACCCCCATAAAAGACCGGCTTCCCGTATGCCCGAAGGAAATAGGGACATTCCTAAAAGGTTGGGTGTTGGGTCCCTGGATAAGTTGGATGTCTACCGCCATGTTGGCAGCGTTGACGCCTACGACGTAGGCTCTCCGAAGCACCCCCTCGGTGTAGTTGAGGCTTTCTGCGTCAAGCCTTCGCCGCTGTCTGTTGTTCAGCCGTTGTCTTACCTTCCCCCGGTTTACGCGACCCGTGGTCTTTCTTCCACCCAATGACATGCCAACTCCCTATTCATCACCCATATCGTACCCAGGCACAGCAGATTTCGTGGAGGTGAACCCTGTTGCTTCAGGCTCCGGTTCTTCGTTTTCGCCAGCGGTTGTAGCCACCCCTGCGGGTGCCGGGTCGGCCTCTGAAGCAACAGTCGTTTCCTCCCGCTCTTCAGCGGGGGGAGGATTCCCCTGGAAAGCCCCCTCCATCTCATTCCACCGGTCACGGGCCTTCTTCGCGGCCTCGTCCAGAGCCTCACCCTGTTCTTTCAGGTCTTGCCCAAGCTCCCTGAAGCTCGTCGCGTAAGTGCCGCCTGCCCCGAAAGTATCACTGATCATTTCCCCGATATTGGTCCTCTCAAGATCCAATACGCGGCCCGCGATGGCGTCCTTGGACCTGAGCCATGCCTCGGCATCTATCGCATTCACCGCCATGTCGGTCTTATCTGTCTGGTGGAACTCCAGGGAACCTCCATCATCAGGAAGCTCCAACCCAGACCCGAAAAGGGACATCAACATCGAACCGTGGTAGCCCCGACATGCACAGATGTTTGCCCCGCCGACACTGATTTCAGCAACCGACACCGGGATATTCATGGCCACCAAGGACTGTGCGTAGGAGTTGGAGTTGGAGGGGTTGTTAGACAACATCCTCTCTGGAGTACCGAACTCCCTGATAAAGTCAGCCATGCCTTCAGGGTCAAAATCGGTGCCCGAAGTGGTAAGAAGCACAACATTAGAAGCCGCCAACGCATGGGCCGCAAGCTCTCTTGAGGACGTCAACCCCAACTGCTGGGCAGTGCCCAAAGCAGATTCGTCAACGTCACTATAATCACCCACTGCCCGCAACGCCCCGATCAACGTAGCGTCAGGGTTGGAGGAGTACCGCCAAAGAAACTCCTCAATCGCCCTGAAGGAATCATTGTTGGCGGTGTCGCCGTTACCCACAAGAACCGATGATGAGTCATACCCGGCAGCCTGAATCAAATCCGAGTAGAGGGTAACATTCAGCCCTCTCCCGTAAGGCTGCGACCCTACTACCTCGAACCCGTTTTGATCCGAGACGGGGAAACAAGGTGCAGGAAGGATCTTGGGTCCTTCCTGCGCCTCTCGCTGCGCCGCTTCTGAAGTGTAACGAATACCAATAAGGATATTGCTAAAGTCTGGTTTCTCGACCCCGCGACCCACCGTCGCGGCAACGGCTTCAGTCATGCCCGTCCAGTCAGGGTAAACCTCTTCAAGCAGCGGAAGGGCTGCCCAGAAATCATCTTTTGCGTCAAACGCCTCATAGATGACATCATCGTGCCCATAGTTACTGTCCAAGGTCATGCCTCCATTAGCCACCAGGAGGTCGAAATACCGCTCCCCTGCTTGTGCCCAGAAATCCGCGACGTGCTTGCCCAACCTGGAGGCGTACCAGAGTATCGCGGCATTCGTGCTGAAACCCGTCGATGACACACCCGCCGTATGAATATGATCTTCTTCCCAAGTGCTTTTGTCCGGGAGGCCCCAGTCGTTCGCATCGCGCCGATTTCCCCGTTGACGTGAGCAAGCGTCATAGGAGTAGTAGCCCGTAGTAACGGCCACCCCGTTCCAACTGACCCCCGGTACTGTGACACACCCACAAGTGTATTCGCCTAAAGAACTGTCATAGTTGGGGCCACGAGGGTCTGGACATTCAACCTCGACGTACTCACGGCGTGTGATGGTCCATACGTCATCGGTGACGAGGACGCCGTGACCAGCCCACCCACCTGATTCGTAGTCTGCCGTCTCATCGGACGACGGTTCATAGGCTTCCGTCACTTCCTGGAGTTCCTGGCATTGCCGACCTGGAACGAAGGCGCTCCAGGGATTCTCTGTCTGGCAAGTTCCCGTCACCCCCTTGTCGGGGTCCAACATCTGCTCAACCATCTGCTCCAACGTCAAAGTCCCAACAGCGGACCCCTCGGGGAGCGTGTCCCAAGGAGAAGCCCCGCCATACGGAGTCGTCGGAATCTTCCACCGCTTTATGGTTTCCTTCACATAGAAAAGAAGGGCACTGAAGGCACCGTCTTCGACTGCCCCGCTCTCAAACCCGGCCCGAAGATCCCCGGCTTCCCCAAAGAACCAAGTCATCGGATCCATGCTGCCGCCCTCTGATATTTTCGCCGCCTGGGCGAGCAATACCTGACAGAATAACTGGGATGCAACGCCCGCATCCGCGTTGAACCCCGCCATGTACTGGTTACCGTTTGCAGGTGTTTGTGCAGTGGGGTTGGGCAAGTAGGTGTGGTAGCACCAGTTCACAAAATGAAGCTGGGAAGTGAGGATGGTCAGGGAAGAAGACGCAGCCTCCCCGTCAAAAGCTGCGACCGTCAGACCTCGCTCCACTTGGGTCGCATTTTTCTTTATCACGGAAGGATAGCTGCCCCCGCTGTCCTGAAGGGCATTGACCTCCCCATCCGTATCGGGTTGGGTGGGGTGGGAAACCTCGGTGGTCCCTGTGTAAATATCCCAACGAAGGAGGTCCGGGCCTTGCATGGAAGGTTCAGGGTGGGAGCTTGAGTAGTATCGGTAGTTGGCTGCGGTAGTTAGTGACGGTGTCCACCGGGCCTTCTGACACTCTTGGAGCGCGATCCAGTTTTGAAGTTGTTGGTCCCGTGCAAGATCACTGGAGTTTGCCAAACCTACCAAGGTCCCGAAAGCTCCTGACAAGGAGTTCGCCAGTGCGACGTGGGCCTCCTCGCGGTCGCGGAACCCATACCCCCCTTCCGTGAGGTAAACCTGCGCCTCGCGATACATTGGGAGGCTGTTCTCGATTTCAAGTTTGGTGATCTCCTGGTAAGTATCCATGCCAGTACGGAGTTTCCAAGGGCCGTCCCTGCGTAGCTCTCTGTAGTCCGTGGTTCCGGCGCTCTCGGGGTTCATCTCCAGGAACCCGTGGGCAACACAATATCGGATAACCTGATCAACGGCGTCGTCTGCCGTGCTCATAAAAGGAGGCTGTACTATCGACATGTCAGCCGCGTTCGGGTCCAAGGCCATGACTACATTAGGAAACCCAATCGGCTTGATTTGATGGCCGAGGTTTTGAGCCGGGTCCAAGGTTCCCGTGGTTGAGGTCATGATGGGGGTTGGGGGCAAGTCAGGCCGGTCGAGGCGAATGTCTGATACCGCCACGGGGCGATCTGAAGGAGGGGTTCCGGGGGGAAACCACTTGCGGCGGCGTGCCGTCCCATTGATAGCGGTCGTACACTGCCCTCCAAACTGGAACTGGTGGCTGAAGGACTCAATGTAGAAAAAGCACTGGGCATCCTCAATGTAAACCGGGTATCCGGGCCGCAACTCTGGGCGAATAGGGATGGTGATAGAACAGGTGTGGATGCCGATGTTGATCGCGTCGAGGCGCGAGATCGCAGCCATGTACATCTGCTTGGGGCTGCTCAAATACCCGGCCTCAAAACTATGCTCGCGCCAGCCAAACATCCCCACAAGACGGAAATCAATGTAGGTGGCCCCAGGAGCCACCCACCCATCAGTACCGGTGCCTTGGGCGTTGAAGTGGGTGCCCGTGACTTTACAGAAGGTTGCTTCAGGCTCCTTCGAGGAGGAACTGAACGAGATCAAGTCTCGATTTTTGATCATGTAGGTAGGGTCTTCGGAAGTATCCAGGTTCCAGAACGGAGGCTTGAACACCAAATCTCCGTCAACGTCCTGGAAGAACTCAAACCCCGTGATGTCACAGACATTAGTAGCGATCTCCAGCTTGGTCATGTACTCCGTTTCCCAAAGCTGGAGCGCCCCGAGCGACCCAATATCCATCATGAAGGCTTCTTGCTTCATGACATTGAGGACAATCGCATCCTTGGAACTGTTGCCATCCAGAACCTGGGCAATCGAGGATATGTCGTTGTACCCCATCTCCCGCATGAACTTCTGCATCTTGTCGGTGACCAACGAATAATCAATGCCGTCGGGGAGGCTGTACAGGCTGCTGGTGCTCCTGTTGCGGTCATAGAATGCACCGATGTACGCCATTTCGTAGGCGTTGTAGAGCTTCCCGTTCACCCCGTGCATCTTTAGGCTCATGTTGTGGCTCGCGAGGATCCGCTCCATGTTGTAAGCAGCAAGCTGCTGCATCTGGGTGTCAGATGTCCAAGAGTTAGCCGCATGGTTAGACTCTGGGGCAAGTTGGAAGTCTGCGCCTCCAGTAGAGCCGTACCCCACCCGAAACAAGGTGTAGATGATGGCGTAGGGGTTGCACTTCGTGAAGGCGTGGCCGGTCATGTACCCGAACACGTTAGAGGCCCCTCTGGCAACGTCAGAGTTCTGCATGACAGCGCCATTGGTCGCCACCTGCAAGTTAGACCAAAAGTGAAGGAAGTCAGAGCAGGTCAAAGAGGCGCTGTAGATTCCCCCGTTGTAGTCATGGGAGGCTTCCGTCACGATCCCCCGAAAGACTTGGTAGTACGGGTAGGCCAACGCTTTGGAGGAGTCCACGCCAGAAACATCAAGCTGCTCTCTCGTTTCACTGTCAGTGCCCGCGAAACCACGCATCGGGAAGTACCCGCGCATGTAAATAGTGACCTCAATACCGGGTCCGAGAACAAAGGCTCCGTCTTGCGCGAACAACTCGGCAGAGTGTCGAGGTATTGACATGGAGACTGTGGCAGTGGCAACCGGGTTGACGCTGGCATCCACCGAAACAGAGGTGACGTACTTTTGTACGTCAACGGACCCGTTGCAGGCAGGGCAACCGGGAATGGTAAGCATCCCGTTGAAGTAAACCCGAACATCAGGCGTGTGGCGAACCACAGTCCCGGCATTCTGCTGCCACCCTGCGGTGTAGGGGCGATTCTCAATACTCATATTTCACGCAAGGAGTCAAGCCACGCCTGGGTCGCCGCGTTCGCAGCGTCGTCAACAGCCGCCTCGCCGGTTTCGGGCCATTCGGTGTTGGGAAGCGCCTCCGCTCCAGACACGTCGTACAAGCCCTCTCCTGGAGTATTAGTGATCCCGCCATCAGGACTCCAGGCTGTGGAGTTGTAGGTGGAGTTATCCACAAAAGACTCGTTGCCGCCTGTGATTGCAAGCCACTCCACCCCGTTCGTGGAAAGAACGAGGTCAGCAGAACTCGTCGGGTTGCTGGTGCTGGTGCTGCTTCGCCCCGGATAGTCCGTCGCTTGGGAGGGGGCGGTCATGGGGAGCACAACAGCAGGGGAAGTGGCCGTGTCAAACATCTGATCGACAGTAAACTCGATATTGAAGTCCATGCTGTGTTGCTTCTCGTCTGTGAAGCTGACCTCAAAGCTCGTCATATGACCGACATAGATCCACTGGTCATAGTGGATAGCAACAGCGCCCACGAACAAGTGAGCTTCGCTTCCCTGGATCGTGTCATGGATCAAGCCGTTATTGCGGTAGAACTGGTAAAGGGCGACAAAGTTCTGAAACGCAGCCGAGTCCCGCATGGAAGCAAACTGCACCCCTGTGGCATTCTCGGTGTAGCCGTCCTCGGCCCCAATCACAGAGGTCGCATCGGTGGCCCGAACAAACTGGTCCCATGCCCGACTGGCGTTGTCAGCACCCGCACCTGCCGAGGTAGGCTCGGCAGCCATAAAAGCCCCTGTGCTGCCTTGGAATGAGATGGTTGGCTGCTGTTCGCCCCAGCGTTGGAAGATGAACCCATCACGACCTCGATCTGTAAAACTCTGGATCTGGTTGTAGGTAGTCACCATTTCCTTCGGATTGATCAGCATCGTAAGCGGCGGCACGGCGAGCAACTGGGCTACCTGCAAAAGAATGTCGGCAACCGTATACTCGTCACAAAGGGTGGGCACGACTTGCTCACCCTGCCCGGTGGTCTTGAGTTCCTTCCCATAAGCCACTGCTTGCTGAAGCTGGGCAATGGTCATGTCCATACTGCTTACGGTGCTCGGCTCCACCAAATCCAAGCCGAAGTTAGCTCGGATCGTGTTTGCACTCTCTTGGTGCAGGTGGCTGTCCGACATGACATAGGCACTCGTATTGAAATCATTGAAATCAGCGGACGCGGTAGTGGCGTCATCCCCCTCTTCGTTGTCAATGGTGACTGCATACTGGTGGACATGATCCGCAGCGACAGTCTCGCCTGCGGGGGGAAGCAGAAAAAGCGTGAAAGGCGAAAGATCCCGCAGCATGGGATTCGAGCCATCCACAGGCTGGCTTGTCTGGGTCTCAAACGAGAAGGTTAGACGAGGGCCAGCGGTAAGAGTGGCATAGCGTTCTGCAATCTCTGTATATCCAATAGTAGCCATTATTGAGGATCTCCCCGGTCACCGGGACTTCCGGCACCCCCAGAGGTTTGGGTGCCGCCTGCACTACTGCCATAGACTCGGTTGCCTGCTTCACCCGCTTGCTGAAGTCTGGTTGTATTCGGTGCCGCGATGATGGCCGCTGAACCACCCCCTTCAATATCGACGTAACCTTCGTATGGGGACTCCTCTCCTCCATAGGTGCTACGCCAAACCTGGACTTCTTCCGCAATCTCCAACGTACACGAAAGCTGGAAAGCGTAAGGAGTGTCTGCGCTCTCGGTAACGGTGAAACTGTTGAACCAGCCCCGGTACACCCCTCCCGAGAACGTCACTTCAATGATTCCTTGGAAAGCAATCTGACCAGTATCGTCATAGATAGACCCGTTGCTGTGGAACAGGGCCAACCAATCTAAATAGGCGTCATATGCAAGGGTTTCACGACGAGAGCCGCCTTGGGAGGTGCCCGTGACGTTGGAGAGTCCAGAATAAAGGCGCATAAAGGTGCCTGTGCTGGCGTCTATGTTGAGGGTCTGGGCGTCGTCCCCCCAATGCTGCTCAACCCACCCAGTCTTCGTCTGGAGGCGCTCAATCTTCTTGGAGTAGCTAATCTTGAAAGTGTTGGGGTTTACATGAAGGACAAGACGGTAGCCGTCGGGAAGAACACTGGTTTCCCGATCAGGGCCGAGGATGTCAAAGATGACAGGTTGAGCACCATCACGACTTTCTATGTCAGAAGCACCCGCTGGGAAGGCACCTGTAAAAATGGGGACGTCAGTAGACACGGCTCACCTCAAGTGAACTTGCTGGGGCCGGGACGCCGGGAGATGCCCGCCGCCACAAGACTTTGATCCAGGATTTGACCCATGCGAGCATTCATCTCCTCTGTGCCGTTGATGCTGATGTTGAAGACCGCTCCCGCACCAGCTTGTCCCCCAAGGGCCTGGGCAACCGCCCCTCCCGGCTTTGCGAACAGGTGCGATACGTCCTTGTCCTGTGGATCGAAACTTCGGAAACCGCCCCGCTTCGACCACACGAAGTCGGAGAATGTAGACCTTGCTCTTGAGGCTGAAACACCGTACTGAATCAGGACTTCTTGCCAATCTGGTGGTAGCTCCCCCGTCGCAGGTGCCGCTCCATGTAGCTCCCTGTACCTTCGCTGTGCCGCCCTCACCGTGGACATCTGTTCGTTGGAGTCCAAGCCTCCACGAAGTTGGTCACCCAGTTGGTGTTGGCTCAACCCTGTCCGGGCACCCAGGGCGGCCATGCCCTCACGACCTATCTCTCTACGCAGTTCCGTAAGCAGCCTGTCCCGTTCGTCATCACGGACTTTCTGCTTCTCACCTTCCGTCTTCAACTCACCTTCGATGGCTGTGTGCTGCTTCTGGATAGCAGACAACTGATCAGCGGCCAGGGTGTTGCCTTCTGCGAGGGTGATGTCCAATGCTCCTGAATCATAGACATCAGACATGAAGTGGTCGGAAAGCCCCCCGTGCTGGGCAAGGGAGTCAAGCCTCATATTGGTCATGCTCCTGGTGGTGTGGTTCCGATCAGGCATCGTGTCCCAAAGGGGAGAGTTCACCCACTGCTGACTCGTCATCTCCCCGGCATCAAAGGAAAGGTTATCCAGCACCCCAGCCGCTTGAGCAACCCGGATTCCTTCGTTCATCTTGCCTTCGTCAAAGAGCGACTGGACCCACGTCATCGGATCCTCGCCCATCGCCCGTGTTGTGGCTCGATAGTCCACGCGCTGTTGGGCTTCCTCACGGGTCTTACCCGCAGACAACTCACTCATCATGTCTCGCTCTGAGTCGATTTGCTGCCGCAGTTGCGCCATCAGTTCTTCACGCTCTACCATGCGTGCTTCAAGTGTGTCTCTCTCGCCGCCTGTAGCAGTGGAGTGCTCTGTACGGGAAGCACTCTGCAACTCGGACATGTTGGCCAGTTGGGCCTGGAGGTCTTCGATCTTATCCTGGGACTCTTGGACGTTGCGGATCTGCTCGTCATCCTCGTCCCGCGTCCAAAAGCGGTAAATACTATCCATCCACCCGGCCACGTTGTCGATGGCCACCGTGACGACGTTCTTCAAGGTCTGTACAACACTGGTGGTCTCCTTGATTTGGGCGGCTGCAAGCCGACGCATCGGATCTTGGGCATCCAAAGCTGCCTTCTCAAAGGATTCCGTGAAGCCGCCTGAAGCAACAAACTCTCCGAAGCTCTGCCCTGTCCCTGCTTCACCGCCTTGCTTACGGAACTCGTAGCGCAACTCCCGGTCAAGGCGTTGCATCATTTCAAAGTTGTCTCCCTGCATCCCGGTGATTTCCTCGAAGGCCATCCGATCCATCCCCTCCATCGAAGAGATGCCCTTCGTCCCCAGGATTGAACTCGCCTGTGAAAGCTGCATGGCCAACTCACCCGCCTTGGACAAGCCTCCCAACCCACTCGCCATCCCCAAGGCACCGCCATCAGCCCCTCGGGCCAACTGCCGGATGTTCTCCATAGAACGCGCCATAGCCACCGAGTTTGGATCACCCGTGTCACGAAGCTGGCCAACAAGGTCCCCGAACGCCACCTCCCCCATTCGGCCAAGGGCCTGCTCATCCAACATGCCACCACCGGTAAGCACGCCCGTGCCCGCCAACCTCTGCAAGCTGGGAGCGAAGTTGCGGGTGAACTCCTCGGCCTGTGCTCTCGCATCCGCAGACATGATGCCCCGAGTACGGCCAGTACCCGTGGTCAGCACTGTCTTTGTTCTTTCTTGCATACCCATGTTCCTAAACTGACCTTCAACCTTGAGTTGCTGCTTGGCGAGATCCTCGCCAAGCACGTCGGTCATCATGTTCAAGAGGCCGAGGGTGTCATCAAGACGGAAGTTGTAGAGAGCCATCCCAGAGGAAGCCTCGTTGATCGCACTGAAGAAATCCTTGACGGCCATTCCAGAACTGGAAGCTGCTGCGAAGATTTTGGAGAAGGACATGCGGACTTCTTCCAAGCCTTGCCCGAAATCGGCGTGCATCCTGGCCGCGTAGCCACCGGCTTCTTCGTAAGAGATGCCGAGACTCTTGGAGGCAACCAGCACCATCTCTGCCGTTTCCTGGACCGCATCCCGGAAGCTGTACCCGGCTGCAAAATCGCTCAACTCTTTGAAGGTAAGCCCCGCATCGTTGATGGCTCGAATCATGCCGATGGTTTCTTCGGCTGTCATTCGCCAATCGAAGGCCATATCGGTGGCAGCATCCCGCAGGGTGCTTGTCATCCGATTCATTTCAACGCGGCCCTTGCTGCTCGCATTTACCCAAAGGTCTGCTGTAGCCACGTTATCCAGCATGGCCTTGTTCATGCCTTTGGACCAGTCGTAAACCTTATACAGAGCCGCCCCAACAGCTACGACGGCAGCGGCTACCCCGGCAGCGGCTACCCCCATAGCACCGATGGCCGCAACCCCCCGGCCCATCATAGCCATGCCCTTGCCCGCAATACCCCCCATGCCCTTGCTTGCGCCCTGCATACCCTTGCCGAGTCGGCCCAAGCCCTTGCCGCCCCTCTGCATCGCGGATCTCGTCTTACGGGCCTTCTCGGCGCTATCCCCAAAATCTTGGCCTGTGGCGTCCGACCCAAGCTGATTCAGGCTCCCCAGCCCGTCCTCCAAGGATTCAGACAAGTCTTCCTTGGCCTGCTTGAAAACATCGGCCAACCGCTGTGTCTCTTTCGCCTGACTTTCAGCGGTTTTCCTCATCAGTTGGGTCTTCTTGCGAATCTCCTCATCAATCGCCTTCCGTTGCTCCTGCAATATCTTGCGGGATGCTTGGTCCTGCTCCTGAATGATTTGACGATCCAGACGCGCCAACTGTTCTCTGGCAGAAACAAGTTCTTGGGATCCGCGCTTGAAGCTACGGTAAAGCTCCTGTGCCGCAGGCTTCGCGCCTTGGCGCATGGAGGCGGCGATGACCTTCATCATCTCCCGCTCAAGCTCGCGAGAACTCCGCTTCGTCCCCCTGACAAGGCCGACACCCACAGCGTTGTCAAACAAGGACTCCACTGCACCCCGAACCTGGGAGTCCCCGCGAAGCATTCCCATGCTCACGTCAACAACCAGATCCGCTCTCAAGGTGGTATCAGCCATCTTCGCCTCTCATAGCCTCTGGCTTGATAGGGGAAGTAGGGAGGACAAGTTCACGACCAGCCACTTTCTCTTGGAGGGTGGAAGCATCCCCGTCGGCTGATTCCACGGATTTAGCAGGCTCAATCCTGCCCCCTTCACCGAGCCATCCTCGCCCAACCTCATTC